GACGACACTGACGACATTAGGAATACTTTCAATTACTTGATAGGAACTTATATTTAGGATGCAATAACACACGCACAAACATTCAAGTCAATTCTTTTTGACGCAGGGGGACGACGGACGACGGACGTATTTTTATCGTTCCATCACGGCCTTGCGGTCTAGGACGATACTCTTGCATATCTTGCTCGCAATGCGAGCCTCTACATCCAGATCATTCACTTTCATGATATCTGCAATCAACCTATGATACTGCTCACGCCGAGTGACGGTTCCTCGGAAATGATCTGGGTACACTAACCGCCAGTCATCTACCATGCGACCCAACTTGCGACCTATCAAAAGGACTGAATTAGCCAACAGTTTCATCGCCTTCTCATTTTTCTCCCACCCCGTCTCATTCTTCACACACACCGTATTGCGTCGCGCATCTGTACAGTGTATCGGTCTCTCTGTAATATCCATATCCTGTATCGATTCCAAAATCTTACGGGTTATTGTAGCCACGTATCCATCATGATCCATACGGTCCAAATCAGTCACCGTACACTCGATAGAATCCATCACCTCTTTCAACGTATACGCATCTTTGCAGTCCTCGTTGAGAAACACATTCAGATTGAACTGATTGTTATTTGTCGTATTGTTATTTGTGATACATTGGGGGCCATTCAGAGTTATCGCTTCCACTAACAAGCGGGTCTGCTCCGCTGCCGCCGCCGCCTGCGCTGCGTGGGATTCCATTTGCGCCGCCATTTGAGTCTGCATCATCTCCTGAAAGCCTTTTATGACCGTCTCCTCGCTAATATTTTTATAAATTACTTTATTTACGGGTTCAGGTTTACTAATCGGGAGGTAGGTATTTTCGGCATTTTCGTGACTACATTTCTTTTTATGCAGTGATAAGCCTTGGCGATACTTATATGATTTCCCACAAATACACATATATGCAGTGGGGTTTTTTGGGGTTTTTTGGGGTTTTTTGTCACTATTTGTCATCATTTTATGTTTTGCAGTCAATAAGTGACGACCATAGTCTTTTTTGTTACAGCATTTAAAGTCACAACTTTCACATATATATTCAAATGGGTTTTTTGGGTTTTTTATGTCACTCATATTGTCACTAATTGTCACTATCTTTGTCTAAAGTATGCAGAGACAAAAAGACGGAGGTACAGACACAAAATCCGATAAATTTTAGTTTATGGTAACAAACTTGAAAAGTACCCCAAAGTTTGTTAGCATAAGAATTTAAAAAGAGTAAAGTTCAAAAGTCCTCGAGAAAATTGTAAAACGACAAAAATAAATGTCGTTTTGTACTTTGTTGAGAGACTTTTGGGAAAAGTAAATTTATAAGTGGGAACTCTGTCCCACAAAACATTGAAATCAGAATATATGTGTTCTATACATAAAGATAAAATATACAATTCATATACAAGAACCATGCATGAAAGAGATATTATCACAATTATTGAGAACCGTCATATATTAATGGAGTTGATAAAACAAAATCCCGGACATATTGTTATCAAACTGGGTGCGGATTGGTGTGGTCCATGTAAGCGAATCGAAAAAAACGTCAAAGAATTCTTTTTAAGTTGTCCTCCAAACGTTTTGTGTTGTGACATTGACATAGACGAGAATTTCGATATGTATGCATATCTAAAAAGTAAGCGTATGGTGGATGGCGTCCCGACTGTGCTTGTTTACAGCAGAGGAAACAGTTCCTTTATCCCTGACCATATCCATTCTGGAGGAGACGTGGTCGGGTTCGAATCATTTGCATCGGCGATGCTCCGTAATTTTAGCAAGTAAGATATATTATCTCTATGTACATTATTAACATGTCTCAGATACATACATCTCTTATTGTATCGCATCAGGCACGAATACGATGTCTGATGCATATGTATGGTATTGGTATTATGCCAAACCCAGAGCCTGAACGTTCTCTTTTAGAAGAACCTCTCATCTCGTCGGAACGGTTGCATGAAGAGGGAGGTGCTGTGGTTGGTGGTGGCGGTGCCAAACCTGGACAGGTTGCATCGTTCAAGAACGCGGCAGTATTACAATTGGTCATTAATGCTAAATATATTTCGGTGTCTCTTGTCGTGTCCGGAAGCATTGACGCGAAAGAGGACAAGCCTGGATACACATACTTTATCCGACCAGAGGATTCGAAAGGCGAAAATGTTTCGTATTCTGAAATACCGTTTCCCAAAACGACTATAGAAAATAAATTCTATTCCGGCCTCGGAGACGATACATATGAGTTCTATTTGGTTCGCCACGGGCAAGCCGACCACAACCTTCTTAAGGGAATAGACAAAGCCTTTAGCACCAAGGACACGTCGATCACACGTACTGGGATAAACCAAGCAGCTAAAAGCGGTGAGATATTAAATAAACTCATCAATGGTGATAATGGTGATATGCGGTACCAAGCACCAACGTATTTATTCGGTTCGGACCTGAGACGTACTCGCCAGACGATGTTTGAAATCATAAAGGCGTTTCCTCCTTTAAACGAGGATAGTATGGATGATGGACAGAAGATTATTATTTTGCCTTGCGCTCACGAACTGACATATAATCCTTCAAATGGAAAATGTGATGCGGGTCAGGGAATGACCCCAAACGAGAATATCAGCACATGTACGCGTGAGACCTGCGTTAATGATGGAGGGGTCAATCGAACGTATAAACCCAAAGAAACAGGAAAATCGTCGAAAAGTGTCGGAATAAATCAATACTACAATAACGATTGGAGCGCGTACTACAACTTTTACGGCGATGCGACGCGTGCGACGCGCAACTGGATACCAAGTTGTCTGACCTGCGCGAAAAGCAAACGGTGTCGCGACACTGACATGATTCAAGAGGCGATCAACTCCGTGAAGATTGAGTACGAACGAAGAAACGATGAGTCGAGACCCGGGTCGGTGATTTCGTCTCAGGGGTCTCATGGGTCTCAGGGAGTGAGGTTATCGGAGATAAGCCGATACAGTTTTAGTGACTCTGAGTCGGACGACGATAATGATTCAGACGAAGAAACTGTGAAGACGGGTGGTGGAAGGCGTCGCACGCGTCGCACGCGTGTGCGCCGCGTGTCTATTGCGCGTCGCGGTCGTTCTCTTAAGAAGAAGGTTCTCTCTAAGAAGACTAAGAAGAATAGGAAGAAGACGCGTCGATTGAAGAAGAATAAGAAGACGCGTCGTAAGCGCAGAAAACAATAGGTCAATATCGAGATAAAAAGATAAGCATTGATAGTAGTAATACTATGAGTCGTGGTACAACGGATGCAGACACTGAACTCGACCTGGATATTGACAATTATGATTTGAGCGACCTGTTGGGGTTGTTTCAGTTGGATGTTGGGTATGGTGAAACGGAATTGGCTCGTGCTAAGCGTCTTGTATTGAAGACGCATCCTGATAAGTCTCACATGGACTCGAAGTACTTTTTGTTTTACGGCAAGGCGTATAAGATATTATATCAGTTGTGGAAGTTTAGAAATGTGCAGGTCGATTCGAAATCGGTGAATACATCTATTGATGGCAATGGTCGACGTGAACGTGAACAGATGGTGTACGTGTCAGATACGGCATGTGACCGTGATTCTAGTGGTAACGGTGAATTATTGGACCGTATGTTTCGCGAGAACAGTGCGCTGCGCAAGGCTCCTGAGTTTAATCGGTGGTTCAACGCCGAGTTTGAGAAGGCGCGAGTGGATACTGCAGATGCCGATGGGTATGGTGATTGGCTTGTCGAGGATTGCGAGGATGTTCCGTCGCAGCAGGGTAGTACAGGTCAGATGATGGCAGCGTTTACAGAGAAGAAGCGTCAAGCATGTCAAGATGTAGTCGTTCATCAAGAAGTGGAGTCTTTCTATGGCGGTTTAGGCGGGAATATGGGTAGTGATCTGGGTGGCAGTGGATGCGATGTTTACGATTCAACAGGTAATTCTGGCGGTGTTGGTTATCAGGATCTTCGCAAGGCTCATACTGAGACGATGATTCCAGTGAGCGATGCAGATTTGGCTCGTCGTAAGGCTTTTGGAAGTGTGGATGAGATGCGTCGACACCGCACTGGTCAAGATACCTCTCCGTTGAGCGCTGCAGAGTCTCGTCAACAGTTAAGCAATCATTCTGCTCGCGAAGATGAGAGTGCAATGCGTCGTGCATATCGTCTAACGAAAGAGGTCGAGGAGGCAGAGAAGCGGTCACAACAGTTTTGGAAGAACCTGCGAATGCTGAAAGATAAGTAAAATATTGTAGTACGGTATAGTATAGCTAGCAGAGATGGTATCTAAGATGAATGACTATATAAAGTTGGGGTCTCTCTTTCTTATATTAATGACAGTAGGTATATTCTATAAGCGATATGAAGACAAGTTAAGTTCTGATATGTCTGAACGTAATGATGCAGCGATTCGTGAATATTTGATTACTGACAATAACGATTTGGCGGGTATAGTGCGAACCAAGCCTATTTTATGGATTCCAATCCATTATGAGTATAACTCTCGTAATTGGGATAGTTTTGGGTCTCGTAGTAGTTACGATTTGAATCAACCCTATGTGTATTTGACAGTGAAAAGTATAATCCATCATTGCAAGGAATCCTTTCACATTTGTTTAGTGGACGATAACAGTTTTGTGCGATTGATGCCTGACTGGAAGTATGCTAATGCTCGGTTGTCTAATCCTGTTGCAGATCATGTGCGTCGTCTGGGTGTGACAAAGTTGCTACATACCTATGGTGGTATGACAGTTCCTCCTTCGTTTTTGTGTTTACGTGATCTTATCGAGATGTATACGAACGGAACATCTGACTCTAAAAGTATGTTTATCGCCGAGAATCGCAATCGTAGTGTTACGTTTTCTACCCGTGAGTATATAGCAGATCCTAACATTATGGGTGCGCCTGCAGGCAATACTGAGATGGGTGCGTTGTCTGTTTATATGGAGAAGTTGACCGAGTCGGATAAGACTGCTCGTGCTGATTTTACAGGTGAGGTTAGTGAGTGGTGCGCTGCAAACCAGCGCATCATCAAGGTGGACGCATCTCTTATTGGTGTTCGTGATAAGAAGGGTCGTTCAATAATGATAGAAGACCTTTTATCTAATAATTATTTAGATTTAACGACACATGCTTATGGTGTTTATATTCCATCTGAAGATGTGTTGTCGAGATCTAAATATGCTTGGTTCGCTCGCCTTTCTGGGCGTCAGGTTCTGGAATCGAATACGATATTGGGTAAATATTTGTTGATAGCAAACATTCCAGATGCGAATGTTTCTGGTTCTGTTCCAACGTCCGATGATGAGAAACCGGAATGGATCGCTTATTGGCAGGTTCCCTCGAACGCTCCTGTATGGGGTGTGAAACCCAATTATTTGGGTAATCGATTGGCTTCTTCACTAGATGGTGTTCCGTCTGTATGAGGGACTACCGTATCATCTTCAATACGAATAGATGTATAGTATATGCGGTATTCCAATGATGCCTTTCCTCTATCATATACCGTTGTAGATATGTAAGTAAAATTGTTATATTTGCATAGTTGTCGCAATATAGTAAGAAATCTTTTGTATGGTGTCGGATCATCAAGATAATATTGTTTTGATGTATAATAATATGGTCGTATCATATTGATAAAATCTATATAATGATTGTTATATTTTGCTCGTTTTAAGGTTTCATAATTAACGATATATTGTGTGTTATTTTTAATGCATATGGGGTCCAAAAAGTTTTTAAGTAGATGTGGTGGAAGTTTCTTCTTAAATACAAATGTTGGCATTATTGTTTTGATTATTACTTATTACCTTAACTAAAGTATATTAATACTATTTTTTGAATGTGGGGTAAATTATGTGTGATATATCTCTCTTTAGGACAAAATAGTTACAATATTATTTGTGAATAATGCTAGTTCAATATCACTTTCATGAATTTCATGAAAGACTGTTATATATTTGCACACATATGGTATGACTTTATATTTTTCTGATTCTGTGAGCATTGATGTTATTTTCACATATGCGAAGTAATTGTGTAATATATCTACAACTGAGTATCCATCATCATAGATAGAATATAAAATCTGAATAGCTGTATTTAGATTTTGTGATTTTATCATTTTCGTAAAGTTATCAAACGTTTTTATGTCGATGTCGCTACAAATTGTCTGTGCGATATCGTACGTGATATTACAGTTCATTAGTTTGCATTTTTCTATATAATTGATGAGTGTTTTAATAGTAGAATTACATAGGGAAATAATAAACCTTTTTGCATCACTGGTAACCTGTATTTGTTCCATATTAACAATATTATCGAAAACTGATTTCATGATAGAAGGTGTGATTGTTGGAAGTTTAATGATAGTCAGTCTAGATTGAATACTTTCTATAACCTTTTGATTATTACTACATGTAGAGAGAAAGCATACCATATGTCCGTATTTATCAATGCAGTTTCGAAACGCTTGTTGGCTCTGTTCTGGTATAAGATCTATATCGTCAATGACTACAATTTTGTTTTTCGATTTAACGACACTACTTGTTTGACAGAATACCTTTACATCTGACCTATAATAACTAATTCCTTGTTCATGTAGGTTGTTAATAAACATAACATTTTGGTGATATTCTCTTGTGTTATAGTATTCTCCATAATATTGTCGAATAATAGTTTGTACCATAGTTGATTTTCCTGTGCCCATGCCTCCGACTATTAACATATTGAGTTGTCCTGATTCTATAAGCGTATCAAATGTATTTGTAAGTGGTTTTGAGAGACGATAATCCTCTAGTGTATGGGGGGTATATTTATTAACAAGAAGCATTGTTTGAATATAATTATGCAGTATATCTGTCTATATTATTGTGGGTAGTGTCGTTTTTGAGTGTTGAAAATCTATTTGAATATGATTTGAATATATTTTCGTTCGTCAACAATATAAGTATAAATTGTATGTAGTATAGTACACAGACTTATGTCCGATAATTTGTATGAACGGTTGTCTCTTAGCAATGATGCGAATGCTTCCGAAATAAAAAAGGCGTATCACCGTCTTTCTCTCAAGCATCATCCTGACAGAAATCATAACAGTGAAGAAAGTACCAAAATGTTTCAACAGATTGGAGAGGCTTATAATACGTTAGGCGATGCTACAAAAAAACGACAGTATGATTTATCACAGTCGTTAGGAATGGACTGTAATGCAATGCCCGAGTTCGGTAATATGGAAGAGTTATTTACGAACCTTTTTGGCATGGGAGGTGGTATGGGTGGTGGCATGAATGCATTTCCATTCCGAGGTATGTCGCAAGATGACATGTCTGGTGGGAAAATGAACTTTGCAATGTTTCATAATGGTGTTCCTGTAAATATGAACATGCGCAACACAAAACCTACTGCAATTACGAAACGCATTGAAATCGATATAGATCTTGTTTTGGTAGGGGGTAAGGTGCCAGTCGAATACGAACGATGGGTTTTAGAAAGCGGTGTTAAACGAAATGAAACCACGAAAGTTTACGTGAACATATTTCAGGGAATAGATAACAATGAGACTATTGTCGTGAAGGATGTGGGCAACATCATACACGACAATTGTATTGGAGATTTAAAGGTAATTATTCATGTGCGTAACGATAGCGAGTATATCCGAAATGGACTCGACCTTATGGTTAATAAGACAATTTCTTTGAAAGATGCTCTTTGTGGATTTTCATTTGATCTAAAGTACTTGAATGGGAAGTCATATACAATTACAAATCAGGAGGGAAGTATTGTTGTCCCTGAGTACACCAAATTAATTCCTAATATGGGACTACAGCGCGAGGAGTCTCGCGGTCATTTAATGATTCGGTTTCACATTGAGTTTCCGAAGAGTCTAGATAAAGATATCATACAAAAACTAAAAGAGTGTTTATGAGAGTATTTACAGAGTGTACATGGTCATACTTTCTGCTTGTTTCGCTCCTGCACTGTTAGCGGCGGCTTTGGCAGCACCTGTTGCAGTTGCTGAGGTGCTAGTACTATTTGATGCATGTTTGACAGTCTTTGCGTTTCTCATTACATGTAGAAATGCTAATACAATGCCTATAATGATAAGGAACGGGAACAATATTAGGAACCATGATACACCTGGATGCCCCTTGTCACAGAGAAAGTTGAGAAAGTATGTCCACAATATATTCATAAATAACTGCCACATAGTGGCAAGAAAATGCGTAGAAGTTGCAGAAAATCCAATGGTGGATAAAAGCGACATGCCTAAATACAGTTGAGCAGGTGTGCATAATTCGGCCGGTGATTTTATTTGCATGTTAGTTATAATATGTGTTACTATTATTTTTGTTTACTAATGAAACATTGCAATGATATAAAGATGTCACAATGTGATAGTGTATATCAACTAATATGAGCGCATATTCTACGCAAAATGACCTGTTAATGACTAATCTTCTTGCATTCTACGACCGTGAAGATAATTTGGGAACGATGCTACGTGTGGTTGCCGGTGAAACCCGTGTGTCTCTCCGTATTGTGGATTGGTTTGTTACAAATTATGCTAAAAAATACTATACTGTATACAACATTCCAGCAGATCCAAATACTGCGTCAGTATCTCGTCGGTTTAAGGTGTATACTGACTACAAACTTAAACTAAAAGCGTACTCAAAGAAGAGGTTCGATCCGTTCTGTCGATGGGACCGCATAAGCATTCCATATACAGCCCATTCGTCTGTTCAGACCACTATTGGACAACTCAACTTTTTCAAATGGATTATTGAATCTAATATTATTCAGTATATTGAAGACCATTATGATGAGATCGAGGCCGATATGAATAATCGAAATAGCACTTCGAAGAAGCGCGACAAATATGAAAGTGTGTCTGGAACAAAAACCCGCAAGAAGCGTGAAGAACTATCTATTTCTGCGACAAAAACCATCAAGACTGAAAATGTGGAGATTGTAGTGTCATTTTCTTAGATGTGGGTACAAGTAAGTAATTCGTATACGATACTGTTTTGAAACATTATCGTATAAATAGTGGCCAATATGAATAAATAATAATACTTATTATGGGTGGATTACATTCTGTACCAAAAATAGGATTTGAAGATATTATAGATACAGTTCTTAAGAATAGTCATACGTTTACATTGATTAATACGCTTCCACCTACAGAACAAGATTGTCTTATAACAGGTACATTGTCCGCCTTTTCTGAAGAAAGTGTGATGAATCAGTTAATTTCCTCGAATAAGTCTCATTACATAGTGGTGTACGGTCGTAACGCAAATGACCCTACACTGGTCAAAAAATATGAACAACTGACAAAGTTTGGGTTTGCCAATGTACACGTGTACCTTGGAGGTATGTTTGAATGGCTTCTTCTACAAGAAGTGTATGGGAAAGAAACCTTTCCAACCACCAATAATTGTTCAGATTTATATAAATATCGTCCCGTAAAAACATTGGGCATATCGACCATAAACACACATCCCTTGTTGATGTGATACTTCAATCAAAATTGAAAGTGTATTAGAAAGAACTATTATTACAAACCCTATATATATATATATCAACCATGAGTTGTTCCGATATGAATGTAACACTTGTTTCGAGTGACGGAGTTACATTTTCAGTTCCAATAAAAGTTGCAAGTTTGAGTATTTTCGTTAGTATGATGACGACAAATGACTGCGACATTGATACAGATGATTGCGAGATTGAAAGTATTCCCATTCTGCGGGTAAATGGTAAGACATTACGTATTATTATTGAATATATGCATTATTACTCCACTGACCCTATGGTAACCATTGAAAAACCACTTGTCTCCAATTATATTGGAGACGTAGTCCAAAACTGGTACGCCATCTTCATTGAACGTGTGAAACAAGAAAACATGTTATATGACATTGTTAATGCATCAAATTATATGTATATACAGCCTTTACTAGAGTTGTCATGTGCCGAGATTGCATTAACAATCCGACAAAAAAGTAGAGATGAAATTCGTGACGAGTTCTATCTTACAACATAATATTTCGTGTGATAAATCAGTATATTTGTATATTTTTGTTAGTCTGTTTTTGTTTTAGATGTATCGGAATCCGACGACCTAGTAGATGAACAATTATGGATGATATTTTTATGTACCTTTTCAACAATACAGTTGATACGATAAATCCAATTGTCAATAGTTTGAGGCGTTGTATTGATATTGACATTGCCGTCTAACACATGAATCTCGCAATCCATTTTCAGCATCATATTATTATGGTAATCTCCGCATGCTTGCAAGTATTCGATAGGGATACTTCCTTCTCCATCGCGTCCGCGTTTCGCAACGCGTTGTAAACACATGGTTGGGTCAGTTTTGATGTATACGATGTTAGTAACATCAAAATCATCAATGAATGTATCAAACCATTTATTGTATATCTGGTAGTCGACACTCTCTATTTTTTTGTCGTCGTAGAGCATCTTTGCGAATACATATTTGTCTGTATGTAGACATCGTTCTGATATAAACACACAATCAGGATTTTCTTGGATTGCTTTGCGGATGGTTGCTAGACGAGATATATACGCCATCATCTGAAAAGAGAATGAGTATTTTTCTTGATTTCCGTAGAACTTCTCTAACATAGTGCAACCGTCCTCGTCACAAATGGTGTTCCAATCGTCAACGGGTTCTTGTAGGAAAACTACATGTGGTAATTTTGAAAATGCATGTTTGAGTTCTGACATCAATGTAGATTTGCCTGAACCAATATTTCCTTCAATGGATATGATAGATGCTTTATGGAACTGTGAAGATAACATGGTGAGTAACGGATCTTTGATATAATATATACTGATGATTTATGTTTATACAGGTTGTTCTAGATATGAAGATCAATTTTGATTGGTAATACAGAAAAGTATATTCTGACACAAATTGAAATAGAAGAACTCTATATAGTTATCATACATCTTATATACTAGTTCACGAAGTAGTTTCATTAATACATCATGGATCTTTCGCAAGTAAAATTAAACAAAACCGAATGGGACTCTATTGAGATCCCACTACGCGTAGAAGAACAACGCGTGATCGACCTGATCATGAAAGGATATAATGATTTATCTATCAGAACAAATCACAATACGTCATTGGCCACATATCTCCGTCTCTCATCTACCATTGAAGGTCTGGACGACTATTTATTCAAAGAGTATTTTGAAAAGACTGTGCGTGACATTGACCCTACACTGATTCCAAATATTCGCGCAATAAAACTGCGAAAGGGTGATATGATGAAGATCAACCTTAACAAGGCAGATAATTTGACGATGTTCGATGTATATGAAACCAAATTGTTGGAACTCGTTCGAAGCATATACACGTCTCATCAAAGTCATAAACCGTTCCATATTGATTATTTCACCTTACACAATCTTCGACGAAATCTTGTCCCACGCTTAAATAGTTGTGTTTTATCCTGTATCGATGAGGTTCTATCAAAATATGCTAACAGTGTCACGGTGAGAGACCTTGTTTTGGATGCACATAATGTTATTGAAAAAAACAAAATGCTCATTCACAACGAAGACACTACGCTGTATAGTCATCAGCGGGATATATTCCAGAAATTACGTAATCCCGACCTAGCAGAACGCGCTACCAAATATTTAGAAGCACAGACAAACCTTCTTACTGCAAAAGAGACATTCGATGCGGCATCACAAGGAGAAGACGACCATGTATTTTATGAAGCAGAGAAGGCTCTAGAAAAAGCTCAGGCAGAACTAAATCGGTTTCAAACACCAACCCGCGCGAACCTTGTTCTCTATACCGCGCCTACGGGAACAGGGAAAACGCTAACACCGTTAGCATTGTCACAAGGATATGTGGTGTTATTTGTTTGTGCTGCTCGCCACGTAGGCCTCGCACTCGCAAAGAGTGCAATCAGTATTGGACGTAAGGTTGCATTTGCATTTGGCTGCGAAAGTGCAGACGATATTAGGTTACATTACGCTGCTGCAAGTGTATATTCAACTCATCCGCGAACTGGTAAAATCTGGAAGGTAGATAATAGTGCGGGCGAGAAAGTTCAGATTATGATATGTGATGTAAAGTCGTATCTATGTGCTATGTACTATATGCAATCATTCAATGCAATTGACAATCTACTAACGTTTTGGGACGAGCCTACTATTGGGTTGGATGTTGACGACCATCCTCTACATAAGGATATTCACATGTTGTGGCGTGACAATATTATTCCAAACATGGTATTGTCTTCAGCCACTCTTCCATCTGATACCGATATTGTTGATACAGTAAATAATTTTGAAACAAGGTTTGGACAAGAAACTGATGAAACAACATCCTGTATGACTTATATTAGTAGTCATGACTGTAAGAAAACAATTCCACTTATTAATAAGAATGGATTTAGCGTTATGCCACATTACTTATCTAATGAAGACCACACTGTTGCTATAACATCTGCCAAACACTGCTTAAAAAATCCTACGCTTTTGCGATATCTGGATTTAGAAGAGTGTGTAAGGTTTATTGATCATGCAATTTCAAACTCGTATGTAAGTTCAAGATACTCGATAAATCGCAAGTTTGCAGATTTATCTGATGTGACAATGACAAATGTAAAAATATATTATATCAATACATTGATTAATATCGCTCCTGGCTGCTGGGGAGCCATGTGTGTAGGTCTTCGTGCTACCCGATACCCCAAACTGCGTTCCAATGCTAGCCTAGATACAACTACAGGAGCAAGATTGACCAAATCACATAGTATAGGACCCGGAAGTTCTGTGTTTTCAAGTTCAAAATCATCCGCATTCAAATCGACAAGTAAAGATGGAGATAAATTAACCCGTTCTGAAAGTATTACTCCTTTGAAATCAGAGCCGATTGCTCCAGTCATAACACAATCTTTAAATCCAGGAGTATACATTACTACCAAAGATGCATATACTCTTACGGATGGTCCCACCTTATTCTTAACAGATGACTTGGAAAAGATTGCCAAGTTTTACTTGAAACAGTCATATATTCCCGCCTCCACCTTATCTGTGATTCTTGAACGTATCAACTTCAATAATGGGGTAAGTGAAAAACTGGCTGATATTGAGCAACGGTTAGAAACACTAACTGAAAAGTTGGACGCAGCCACATCAAATAGTGATACGGGAAAACAAAAGGGTTCGAAATCCAAAGGAGATAAGACCAACAAGAAGTCAGGAGGAACCGCCTCATCTCGCGATACAGATGATAGTCGAACTACAGTTGGACAACTAAGCGCTGAACGCAATATGTTGTACACTATGATCAAGAACATTGAACTAGATGAAATATTTGTGCCAAATAAAGTTCCTCATGCATCGCGATGGGCAGAAACACCAGAAACAAGTAATGGTTTCACAAGTGATATCAGTAATGATGTAATCTGTCAAATCATGGCGATTGATGGCGTAAATGATACATGGAAGATCCTCCTACTAATGGGTATCGGTGTGTTTGCAAACCATAACAGCCAATCTTATACAGAAATTATGAAACGTATGGCAGACGAACAGAGACTTTACTTGATTATTGCATCCAGTGACTACATATATGGCACTAATTATCAGTTCTGTCACGGATACTTGGGAAAAGACGTGAAACTTACACAACAGAAAGCAATCCAGTCCATTGGCCGCATTGGTCGTAATAATATTCAACAAACATATTCTGTGCGTCTTCGTGATGACGCACAGGCCACCCTTCTACTATTGCCATCGGAAAATAACGTAGAAGTACGTAACATGAATAAACTATTCACAACATAGCGTAACCAACACACATCCAAATGATTATATATTGTATAGTGTATTTTTATACTTGTATTACTATGGTTTAAATAGAATATTTTATTCTCTTTAGATAGACTAAAATGTTGACAACCCATAACAACGATATCGATAATACCACTAGTGATAACGATAACACTGCAGAACCCACTACTAAGGTAGGGAATTACCCTAATGACGAAACAATTCCTAATGGAACATTCTATTGCACTTTGTGTAAATTCAAAACTACCAAAAGCAAATTATATGATAAACATCTTCTTACCAAGAAGCACCTGTATAGCGAATCAGTAATCGATGCATATAATGATTACGCTGACCTAATTTCTAATCCAAGTAATGAAATTGCACCAGTACCAGCAGATAGTTTGATACGAACATCTCATAGGTGTCCATGTGGTAAAATATACAAACATCGTCAGAGTTTATGCATTCACAAGAAAAAATGCACATATATACCACCAAGTCGCGACCCACCATCTCCACCACCATCTCCACCACCATCTCCACCAGAATCACCTATATCCCGTTCTACATCCAATTTTCATATGAGACATAGATCCGTAAATAATCTTCCAATAAGACCTATACCTGAATCTACTCCTAATATCTCTCTAATGCCTAGACCTGAACCCAGTATTAATATTGTTCCATTAAACGGTGAACATTCATCTGTACATAGACGTTCTTCTACGCTTACTACAAATCGTCCTCCTAACTTAGTAACCGACCCGGCGGACATTATTTTAGTAGATCCGTTCACACCTAAGCAAGTACGTAACGCTATTTTTGCAATCGATACATATGAAACAGCGGTAAATGAACCATCTGAGAACACATTTCCTGACACGGTTAATATTGCATCATGTGCGACGGCTGCTATTTTAGTAACAGCTGAATCTCTTTCCGCGAATGTGAGTGCCGATAGTAGTATTTCTGCGATCGCTAATGTAATTGCGTCATCATTCTCTGAAGAGACGCGCGAACTATGTATCCATCGCGAAGTAGTAGTCAGATGTATCAAGTTGGTTCTTCCACTTTATCTTAACTTATTAACGCGCATGAATATGCAAGAAGACGAAGATCTTCCTGAAGATATGATAGAATCTATTGACCCCGAAGCACCTATTACAATTGGTTATCTTGCATTAAAATCGTGTGTTAATATTCTTTATTTTATTCTTTCTCGCATTGATGAACAACCACTCATCGAAGGAGATGATGTAGTGGATATTTCTAATTCTGTCTAATTCCTTCTAATCAACTATTTTGGCGGCAAAAACATGTAAAAACATATACATGTATAATATATGGCTAGCACAGTTGAACCACCCAAAACATCGTCTCCTGAAAATAACGACCCTGTTATAACAACCTCGACAACTCCACTACCCACTGATAGTATTCCTTTGACTACATCGGGTCCAGAAAACAATCCATCTAATGAGGTAGTATCTGAACCCGAAACTGGAACAGATGCGGTGTCTGAAGCTGAACCTGAACCTGAACCTGAACCTGAACCTGAACCTGAACCTGAACCTGAACCTGAACCCGAACCCGAACCCGAACCTAATCTGGATGCAGGTGCATTAACTGCGCCTGCGCCATCTGAATCCACATCACCTAAATATGAAGACCCATTAACTGATTGGTTCAAGCAGATGCAATATGTCATATTTCATAGCGAACTGACAAACTTAAAAAAGGGCAATATGAATATCTTGAAAGAGTGTGCTGATTCAAAGCGTCTTTTGGATTTAAAATTTTTAGATCTTACTAATCAGATAAATCGAGTTCAAACATCTGTAATATTTCTCTCTACAATCTCTGGATTTCTTAATGCTACAAAGGAACAGTTTAATATTTCAGAAAGTGTTATATCCGTTATTTCTATTTCAATATCAACCTACGTGACCCTAGTTCTCTCTATCTCCAAATATTATAAGTTTGATGACATGCGAGAAAGTATTCAAGTGTTGCGTGAGAAATATGCGATTCTTCACAACAAGATTGAACATCGTGCAGATGTACTTGGTCCGTGGTGTGATAAAAACTTATGGAAGTTCACTGACCCTAAGAAAAAACTCGATGAATGGAGTAAGATCAAACAAGAAATGGATGATGAATATGACATACTGATTGAAACCAAGAAAACATTAACAACCGAGTTTGAAATCATTATGGATACAAGGTCTCGTAACGTGTACAACATTGTCAATAAGAGATTAACATATAATAATCGCAAAGAATTGGCTGATTGGGCAATTCACGAATTGGAACTTGAAGCCAGCATTGAAGACAAATTTGCAAAACATGATGCGAAGAGAGCTGCAACAAATACAGTATCAATGTCTGCAAAGCGCAGACAATCTATTCAGTCTGGACATGAGGCTCTTGAGGATAACTGGGACAGTGACGATTTGGACTTTTAGGGGGTTTTGAGACAAAATTGAAACTACACGTATGTATGTATATCACAATCATTATAATACTTTAGCAATAGCAATATGCAAACAGAACCTATGCCACTATTGATTCGTCCTGAACCAACGCATGCATCAGACAGGTCAGACATGTGTGACATGTGTGAATATAAAGGCCTTTGCGATCAATGGAGTTGGTATGATATGTATGACATTCTTCAAGATGGTCTGGGTTCCGATCATTACTCTCATGTCGATAATAATGTAGATCTTGTAAGAAAAATACAGTATCTTTGTAATAATCCGTTGTTAAACAGCGTGATGACACCTGAAATAGTAGATTCGATTGATGCACATGAATGGTTTATCTATGATTACGATAAGGTAGGGGGGTATTATCGCGAGGATCCTATTACCAAAGAACAAGTTCGTGTTCCCCGACGACGTGTATACTTTTGGGATGACGAGATGACAGATTATGACGCTCTTTGTCAGACAATTGTGAACATATTATCTATAATAGATGATTGGGTTTGGGAACATCGCGACGGGGATATTTATACGCTTCTATACGATAAGGGTGGTGGTGAAAAAACCATGATCGCAACCATTAATGAGATATACGATACAATCATAGACATGTATTTTACAGTGATTGAGTCTCGGGAGTCTGAGGATGAAGAATGTGATAGTGTGAGTTGAATAAGAACAAACGTGTGAATAATTGTATTTTTTACATGCTAATACACCGTAAGCGTAAAAATTGAATATACATAGGTTCGAATGAACGTATGTATAATCTGATATAAATATGTCTGCTATCGATACTAAATCAAAAGCAGGAGAGGAAATCACCCAGTGGTTAGTGTCTTCTGTGTCCACAGTTGATTCAAAAGGAAAGCGATGGAGTGATGAGGAGGTTGTTCAGTTGCTTGCTGAGTTGGTTGACCCATCAAACAAGTCATTCGCTGCAATTGCAACCACACACGGGCGCACGCGTGGCGCAATCGAGTCGCGCGCGCGCGAGATCGCAGTAGATATGGTCGAGAAAGGTGAGAGCGCCTCTGAAGTAGAGCGATGCACACGTATGACCCCCGAACAATTGGTGGAAGCGGTTGCGAAGCGCGCCGAACGCCTGGCTGCACAAAAGAGGAAGAAGGAAGAAAAAATACATGAGAAAGAGGAAAAGGAAAAGGCTTCAAAAGAAGCCGAACGTATATCGATGAAGACCCAAACATTGTCGATAGAACAGCAGTGCGCACTCCAGCAGTTCGAAGACGACGACAACTTATTTATCACAGGAGAAGGTGGTACAGGTAAAACGCTCTTGATACGACATTTGGTGCGTTCCGCAAAGATTCATGACAAGAAGGTGCAAGTATGTGCAATGACGGGTTGCGCTGCGCTACTATTAGAATGCAACGCGCGTACCATTCATTCGTGGAGCGGTATTAAGTTAGGTCGTGGAGAGTTGAATGAGATAATCGACGACATCTTTAGTAATCACAAAGCGCGAACTTCTTGGAGATCCACTGATGTATTGATTGTAGATGAGGTTAGTATGATGTCCGCCCACATTTTCGAGTTGCTTGATACTGTCGGTCGTCGTGTTCGCGGATCGCGTCTTCCCTTTGGTGGAATGCAAGTGGTGTTTGTAGGCGACTTCTTCCAGTTGCCTCCCGTGGCTAGGGGAGGATCGGAAGATGCTGAAGGTCGGTTTTGCTTCGAGTCAAACAGATGGTTGGCAACCTTTCCGATTGATAATCATATCGTATTAAATACCATGTTTCGTCAAAGTGATAACATGTTCCGTCGTATTTTGAAGAATGTGCGTATGGGAACTGTAACCGATGATGACGTAGAGGCATTGAATAAGTGTGTAGATCGTGATTTTGATTTGAAAGCACATCAGGGCGTAGTGCCTGCCAAACTGTTCCCCACAAAGAATAAGGTAGATGCAATTAACGCCAAGATGTTCGCAGCACTTAAGGGAACGGTCTATGAATTTGCGGCCATTCAGAAAACCGATTGTCATTCAATGATGGATGGTTCATCGAAGGCATTGACGTCAAGTGTGATTGGTCGATGTAAGAAACTCCTCACAAAGCAAAAGACTACATACGAGTTAGAAAGTTTAATGAACAACTCCCCATGTATGCAGACACTCTCATTAAAACAAGGAGCAAATGTCATGTGTACTGTCAATCTTGATCTTGAACGTGGTATTGTCAATGGTGCGCTTGGAACTGTAGTTGACTTCGTGACAAGTGTTGAAGGTTCATTAGAAGTAACTCGTCCGGTGGTGCGCTTTTCCAACGGTGTGGTTACTACAATCCCAATCAAGTTTTGGCAGTCGGAAGAATTTCCGACGATTGCTCTAGGTCAGGTTCCATTAAGTCTTGCTTGGGCGATGACTATTCATAAAATCCAAGGCGCTACCCTCAGCATGGCGGAGATTGATGTAGGTGGTGGTATATTTGAGTGCGGTCAGACCTATGTTGCATTGTCGCGTGTTAGAGATTTGGATGGGTTATATCTGTCTAAGTTTGACCCAACTAAAATTAAATCTAGCCTGCGTGTGCGCAACTTCTATCGCAGCATTCCCGAAGTGGAGTATGAGGTTGAAGAGACCAATGAGAAACCTGAACTGGAGTTTGAGAGGTTTGCCATGAATACTCCATAGATTTATAGATTACATAAAATATTGTTATTTTTTCAGGTGTACTAGTATGACACCTTCGGATCTTTCTCTCTACAACAAGACTAAAAAGTATATCTACAAGAAAAATCCTAAACATAGTGCTTATCGAAGCGGCATGTTGGTCAAAACGTATAAAAAGCGTTTTGCAAAGAAACATGGAACCCGCAAAAAGCCCTATTTGGGGAAACAAAGTCGAACACGAAAAGGATTGAAACGCTGGTTTGCAGAAGAGTGGGTAAATCAGCGAGGAGAAGTGGGATACAAAAATAAGAATGATATTTATCGCCCAACGAATCGTATTACAAAGAAGACACCTATTACCCACAAAGAATTAACAAAAAAAGAGATTAAAACTGCGCGAACCAAAAAGTACCGCAAAGGACGTGTTATGAGATTTAGAAAGAAAAAGGGAGGCGCATGGACACCTACCTACAAAGATACTATCAATTGTGCTCGTCCAAAAGGGTTTTCACAGCGTCAATATTGTGCATATGGACGTAAAACACGGAAAAATAGAAGGGATAGTGAAGATAAATAAGATATAGACGAGATGTTTTCTATATCTTACATGTATTTATGAATATTATGATTTATTTCAATGAAGCATAGAACTTGTTGTATGCAGTGTAATCGATAGTTTTTCCAATACGTTTTAACATGTTGCAAAGTTCCACCTTTTCGCGATGAGTGTAGTCGCCTGCACATATTCTAGCCATCACGTTATCTGGATGCAGGGTTTCGCAAATGAGGTTATTGACCATCATCTTATCGTGCTTTCTCATGACCACGTTATACAAGGTCTCTCCATTGTATGGGGTTTTTATAACACCTTCACACATGTTGACTAAGTCAGATGCTTTTACCATCTTACCTTTGTAGAAGACTCTATGATGATTACTGATCTGTGTGGATGCACATGGCACATTTTTACCCAAGGCATGCTTTTTAATCAGCACAATATCACTGGTATTTGATTGAGTACATGTAATTGCAGTAATCTTTCTTCCACGGATGGTATGTACTCCTGGAATAATATCCTCAATTGACATCTCTCCTTGGTTAGTGGTAACAGGAGTTCCTTTCGGGAAACAGATTTGAATATTACTATTTACGGCTGCAGTGGTCATTACATATACATCAATGATGATGGAACCTTCTAATATATCAACAAATATGGTATCGCTTGCAACAATATTTAGTTCAGTAGCATATAAGTCTCTAACCGTGGATTTTATAGTGTTCTTATTTGCTTCGGTTAATGCTGTGAAATCTCCGTTAGGAAGAGTGATTCTCGCTTTGTAAGACGCATGAGGGTTTGTGGTAGCGTGAAGTTCCACGGTTTTGTCTGTATGGTTTGCACCGATGGTATTGAGAGTATTTGTGAAAGTGGCATCATTAGAAACTGTAGTGATAACATCTAGGGTGGATGTAGTTGTATCCACTGTAAAAGATGGAACAGTCAATGCAGTAGAAGGATTTCCTGCAGGGTCTGTCACAATTATAGTGATCGCGTCATGTGTTGTGTAATCAGCAAGTTGGTCAAAAGTGATAGTATTATTCCCTGAAACTGCATTGGTAGTGGAACTGAATGTTGCGTTACTAGTTGTAATCGTTCCTCCTTGTGTGCTTGAAAATACAAAAGAAGGAGTCCTGTCAATAACAGTGGTCGTTCCATTGAACGTGATCGGGGTAACAGATGCAGTTACTGGTTGTATGGTATCAATTGCATAATTAGCAGATTGTATATCAGCATGTGTACTAACATTACCAGATGTGTCAGTATATCCCGAAGTCAATGTCAATACATTGGTAACAGCTTCCAGTGCAGTAGTTGGTGTAAAAACTGCAGTCCACACTATATTTTGAGCATTTGATGTCATTGTAGTCATTGTACCATTAGCAACTGTGACATATGAATCACTATCAAATCCTGGAACGGCTTCAGAAAAAGTAAGTGAAACCGTTGCTGTATCCCCATTTTTTAATGCAACGTCGTCCATAACGAAGGAAGAGACAGTAGGAAGCGTTTTATCAAAGGTAACACTACTTCCATCAGTGACAGCGGTGGCCACAGCTGATGCAGCATTTCCATAGATATCTATGTAGGTAATTGTGAAAGCGACACTACCGTCTGTATCAGCAATATTCGTAGTATATGTAGCGGTCCAGGTGTCACCGGAAGTGTTTGCGATGGTAGGTGTGGTATCATCGACTGCTATGCTTCCAGATGTAAATACAACAGTCGGTGATTGAATCGTCTCCGATGCAGTCATTGTCAACGTGACATCATTTCCTGGTTTTGATAAAGAAGTAGTACTGTTATTGGATGCTATAGATATACTAGTGAATGTGGGTCGAACTGTATCAACTGTTACCGAACCTGAACCACTTGTGACTTGCGTCCCTTGGTTACCTACCATATCAGTATGATCTATCGTATATGTCAATGCACCAGATGGATGGGTACTTCCGATATAATATACCGCACTCCAATCGTTTCCTCCTGTATTAGTAATAGTAATAGAACCAGTAACTGCGGTATTGCCGACATTGAATGCGACTATTGGAGTTTGAATCTGCTCTGAAGCGGTGAATGCCAAAGTAATCTTAGATCCAATTCCTGCTTTAGTAGTATCTGTATAGTCAGATACAAGCGAAACCGACGATAACGTAGCGGGTGCTAAGTCATTAAATGAAACAGTTGTGGATATGGCTGTGTTATTGGCTGATCCAGAATCATAGACTGTTCCTGTAAGTGTAAGAACTTCTGAACCATCTGATGTTCCTGATAAGGTTAAAGCAAACGTAAATGTTGTATCATCTGTAGTAGAAACAGTATAACTAGATAATGTAGCTGTTCCTGAAGCAATGGTTGGGACTAATTCAGTTGCGGTTAATCGTGTCGTTCCATCTGATTTATAAACAGGTTCACTAAAAGTAATGGTTGCTGATGTATTATCAGCACCTACTGCTAATGCAGTGGATATGGTAGGGGCTGTTAAATCATTAAATGAAACAGTTGTTGATATGGCTGTGTTATAGGCTGTGTTATAGGCTGCTCCAGAATCATATACTGTTCCTGTGAGTGTAAGCACTTCTGAACCGTCTGATGTTCCTGACAAGGTTAATGCAAAGGTAAATGTTGTGTCATCTGTGGTAGAAACAGTATAACTAGATAATGTAGCTGTTCCTGAAGCAATGGATGGGACTAATTCAGTTGCTGTTAATCGTGTCGTTCTATCTGATTTATAAACAGGTCTATTAAAAGTAATAGTTGTTGATGTATTGTTAGCATTAACAGCTAATGATGTTAATATGTCAGGATATATATTACCTAATATAGTCCATGATGGCGAACCAAAGAATGATCCCGTATCACCCACATTATAAGTTGTTCCATTGATTACCTGACCGTCATTAATAAGCACCGTGGCGAGGTAAGTATCAGCGAACGCGCCATTCTCGATGTAGGTGACGGATGCGGGGATGGCGATGGAGGTGAGTTCGGTCCATGCGAACGCGCCAGACCCGATGGTTGTGAGCCCGCTGCCTGCAGCGAAGGAAATGCTACTCAGTGCAAAACCGTTATTAATGAATGCCTGGTCCATGATGGAGATGACGGATGCGGGGATGTGGATGCTGTCGATCCGACCATTGAACGAGTTAGGGTAGATGTGCTGCCACCCCTCTCCGAGTTCAAGGAATCGGGGGCGTCCTCGAGAGTACCATTCGCCATAGGTAAAGGTGGTGCTTCCTGAGGTATATGGTATGATATAATATATATTATCTAATGTAGTCGTTGTTGGCGATCCAAAGAATGACCCCGTAGTACTTATATTATAAACTGTTCCATTGATTACCTGTCCGTCTTTAATGCGCACCGTGGCGAGAAGAGTGGCATTACTGAACACGTTGGATCCCATGGATGTAATCCCAGTAGTGTTCCAGACCGCTGATGGGATGAATGTGACGGTTGTAAGGTTTTCACACATATTGAACGCGCGATCCCCGATGGAGGTGACGGATGCGGGGATCTCGACGGAGGTGATCGCTTGGTATTGGAACGCCTCTTCCCCGATGGCCGTCCATCCCGTTCCGAGTTCAACCACGGTGGGTGATCCCGCGGCCTGCCACGTGGCGTTGGTAAAAGTGGTGCTTCCTGAACTGTATGATATGAGTACCATGTCTAAAGAAATATTTATATAATATATAATATATTAAATAATACAGATATACCTTATATTTTAGTAGTTCATATGGAGTGCTAAAATATAAGGAGTGTTGAAGATGATAGATGTATATTTATTTCAATGAAGCATAGAACTTGTTGTATGCATTATAATCATTAGTTTTTCCAATACGTTTTAACATGTTGCAAAGTTCCACCTTTTCGCGATGAGTGTAGTCGCCTGCACATATTCTAGCCATGACGTTATCTGGATGCAGGGTTTCGCAATGTCACATGGCCTTGGTAAAAGTGGTGCTTCCTGAACTGTATGATATGAGTACCATGTCTAAAGAAATATTTATATAATATATTAAATAAATACAGTCATATCTTATATTTTACCAATCATAAAAGAGGATAATACAGGTGCTGGGAATACTCGTTGCATATACGCATCCATCACCTCTTTTCTCTCTGCAGATAACCACATATAGGTTACACATGCCGAGGGTTAACATGACCACTACATACATCCTCTGCGCATAACGTATTACCGTCCTCATCTACAAACTGAGGAATACCCGTGGGTGTCATCGATGCAGATATCGCATGCTCAGCACCTCTACTAATTGTAGGTGCTTTTGTATTATTTGTAACCACTGTAGATGGGTCGGTTGATGATTTTTCACATTGATTATATCTCATATGTGTTCCGCAATATGTTGTTTCACCCTTGCGACGTCGTGTGCACTGCTTTCCACCATTACGCATCGCCATGCATCGCTCTTCCGCTGCAGGCGGCTCTCGTGGGGTAGATGGCGGAACTGATTCATACATTCCTGCATACTCACGTGCGGATGCAATAAGTTTATTACGGTTGTCGTTATTAACTTCCAATGCAATTGCGTCCAATTGTTCAATCATATTGGCGCGAAATGTTTCCAAATGGGCAACTGTACGCGACATTGAATTAGAAGGTGGTACTTTAGAAGTAGTATCGATTTCGTATGGAGATAACATATGTTTTCACTCAAGTATATACATATCTTATCCTAAATATAGTTCATTCAATTTCTATAAATCGACATCGTCTATAATGCTTTCAACTAGACGAGATGCTTTCCATACCTCACCACATGAACCTGCTTGTGACATTGCATTTTCAACACGTTCTACGTCATATGTAGTATTCCAAGGAACTTCTCCTCCTTCACGAACAAATAATGCAGTATATGCTGCGGATTCCATATCTTGTGCAGGCGCAGGTGGTTCACATGCATGTGCAGCAAATGACGCAAATGCAGGAGAGCCTACCAATGCAGTCGGTCTGCGTGTCTGTGGAAGCCATGTCGCCATACCTAAGTCGATTATCGTAAGCGCATTAGACTGATTATCACCATCGATATCGAATAATATATTCGCAGGTTTTATATCACGATGCACAACCCCTCTATCATGCAAATCACTAAGTGCATCCACTAATAACCCAATTATGCGGTCTGATAACGCAATACGTGCACCAATATGCATATCAGATAATGTATCAGATTGTGCTGCAATAGAGGGTGGTCCAATAGGGAGCACCAAACATCGAAGACCTCGTGTACTAATACCATACCATTTTGGTAAAAAAAGGCATATTGACCCACGCAAATGCATGTACATACGCGATTCATGTTGTAATAATCCCACTTCACTAGTTACCAACTCAGTTTTTATTGCTACTGATGCACCTGTACGCACATTCTCCCCATGATAGACAGATGAAAATGCTCCTCCTGCGCACCGTTCTTTCAATATATATTTGTCTACCATGTCTGGTTCTTCTCTCTCTGTGTCTGATTCAATATCTGAATCATCATCAAAATACTCCATGTTGTCTCTATTATGTAACATACTATGATGACTATAGATTTATACAATATTATCTTTACGTGCTTACACGTAAAGATATAATGATTTTGCTGAACCAAAATATTATGCATCATGTAGATTATCGATAATGGTAAATACATCTGTTCCATCAGGTTTAGTGATTGGAACCCATCCAGAGGTTTCTCCCAAAATATTAACCCATTCTATTTCACGACCATTTGCATGTGTAACTACTACCTTGTCGACAAGTGGCTTTATTGTCACAATATCATCTAAATCCACCGTGCCTAATTTAGGATTTTCTGTATCATATGATGGGGACTCGCGAATATATGCTCCTCCTGAAAAGGTTACCTTCATTTGAATAGGTATCTGAACGACTTGTATTTCATCGCCATATTCATCCTCTAGTTCAGATTCAGGTTCAGGCTCTGGTTCAGGTTCAGGCTCTGGTTCAGGTTCAGGTTCAGGCTCTGATTCAGGCTCTGGTTCGGGTTCAGGCTCTGGTTCAGGTTCAGGTTCAGGTTCAGTCTCAGGTTCAGGTTCAGGTTCAGGTTCAGGTTCAGGGATAATATCAGGTTCTGTAAGAGGCGATAATACTAAAGATTCTGGTATTTCTTCTTCAGGTTCTTCCAAGGAGAGAACAACTGTAGGATTAGTGTTTTTTGCCAGTTCAATATCAGTTGGTCTACACTCTACTGATTTAGTATTAGTTGTGAATGACTTTATCGGTTGTTCAATAATAGTATTTGTACCAATGGGCGTTACATCGTCGACAGTTGGAAACATACTGCCCAGAAAATGTCTGGTGGTCTCTTTTTCTATTGGAAATGTATGATTTGATATCTTTCCGGAAACCTCTTCTTCTGAGATTGCATGATTAACTAATTTCACATTAGACGACTTTATGTCAGACTTTTTCATTTTTATCTCAGAACTTTCTAAATTATCGCGTTTCTGTTCTTCTTTTTCGTCATCACTATCAATGACAGATAATCCATCTGCAAGTTGGATCAACAATGCCGAATCTACATTGTCTTCTTTAAATTCTGCAAGCATTGTTTTACGTCTCTCTCGTGTTTTTGCAGGAGTATCTAATTGAATGTCATGATTTATTTGACTAGTAATTAAGTTCATTTTGCTTGTAAAACGTTTCAAATATTTCACATGAAGTTTATGAAAGAACTCCAAATAAGAAATAAATAACATGAGTTTTTGCTCCAATACTATCTTATCGAAATGAAGTGTTTGAATGAAGTTGTCAATATTAAAACCGATTGCACTTTTCTCTTTATGAAAACGTAGTTCTTCATTCTTTTTGTCCATCACATTCTTTAAACTGATAAATAACAACAGAATTATGTCATGTACTTGTGTAATGAGATCTATACCATATTGTTTGTATGGTTCCAAATCCTTATATCTAGGAAAACTGTTATTATTAGCAACAACATCCAAAACCTTTTTATCATCTACATGTTCACATATGTATTTTACAATAATCTGATGTAGTTTATAGTATTCGCAATACATACGGTTTGTAATAGAAGAAAATAGTCGGCGCATGTCATCATATTCTACATCGATAATCTTTGCTTGATAGTTGAAACAATCTAGTCCGAAAATGAAAAGATGTCCTTTATGCTCTGTAATGTATTCATTATACCATGTTTGTAGTTTTGTGATTTTTTCTCTCAGTGTATCAAATAATTGGCCATTTTCACTTGTCATATCAGTTATAGTTGTAAACTCAGTTCGTAAGTGTTCTACTCTGTCATCAACTGAAGACATTTGGTATTTAACTGAATATATGTACTATACATGGAAATAAATAATATCTATAGAGTTTATATACAATGACAGACCGTACTGATGGCGACGACATTGACCCAAACTCTTCTGAAGACACTAACATGTCACCCCAGGCAGCTGACGCAGAGTGGGCGGTCGACCACGAACATATTCTAGTTGAATGGGCCGACAAATCTATGTGTATGAGATTATTGCATGCTAAGGCTACTGCATCATATTCACGTCGGAATATGTGGTACACGCTTCCAGTTATTGTAATGTCAACTCTAGCTGGTGCTGCTAATTTCTCTCAAGAGCGCGTGCCTGAAGAATATAGGGGGATTTTTTCAATGAGTGTTGGTATGCTTAACATCATTGCAGGCATCATCACTACTGTTCAACAGTTTTTGAAAATTACCCAACTTAACGAAGCCCATCGTGTGAGTAGTATCGCGTGGGACAAGTTTTACAGAAACATTAAGACTGAACTTGCAAAGCATCCTAAAGAGAGAATACCTGTAATCCAATTCTTAAAAATGTGTAAAGAAGAATATGACCGTCTTATGGAGACAAGTCCTGTCATTCCTGAACCTATCATTGATGCATTTAACAGGATGTTTGATCCATCAACTAAAAAGGGTGCATTAATCAAAGACATTGTCAAGCCCGAAATTTGTGATGTATTAGTTCCCACAGATCAATCACGTAATCCGTGGTTCACTGAAGAAAACATGCAAAAAGAACGTGCCTCACAATTTCGTAATAAACTCATGCACACAGCAAGTACGAAACGTACTAAAGCATTTCAAAGAGAAACTGTGCGTGATTTCAAAAAGATGTTTATTAATTTGAATAACCGTGAGCCATTAGACGATGAAATTGTTGGAAATCTTGAAGAGACTATCGACCCTCAAATCATACGAGATATATTACGTCATGATGCAAGTTCAGCAATTGAATTAGGTTCTATTTCATCGTCGTCTACCGAAGGTGGTGCATTATCTAATGTCTAAATATACATAGAAATATACATAGAAATATATCATTTATATTATGTAAATATGAATGAAGACAATATCAAGATTTATCATCTAACAGCTGACTATAAAAAGTCTACGTATAAAACGGAACAATGGAACAATACATTGTCTAATGGGAAACATGTTCGATTTGAAACAACAAATTACTTTTATTGGGGTACATTTGAAATCGAATTAACAGGCAAGGAAAAAGAAGAAATATTGAAAAAAAAAAGTATTATCGTAAATGATTATGCAGGGTGTTCGGTAGAAAGTTTAGATGATGAGTGTGACTATTCAGATGAAATTTGTAATAAAGACAGATTTACATCAGAAGAGTTGAAAGAAATACATCGACTTCTTTATTTAGACAATGACGATGAAGAATCTTACACAAGTGACTGCGACGATGTCGACGAATGTGTATTATACCAAAATGGTTGGTCGATGGACGATACGATTTATGGAATCAATACTGGATGCGAGTTGGAATGTATAAGTGATTGATTATGAATGACTATATACCAATGTAGATATGTTATACATGAAAGTCTTTTGTATTTTTTTGCATGTTCAATCTCAGTTTAAATCTTCATTTGTATATACAATATATATGTGGTACTGCTACCTCTTGCGCAATACGCAACAGCAACATAACAGGGCAACATACAATGGTTCAACAAACAATCCATTGCGACGGTTACGACAACATAATAGGGAGATTACTGGTGGTGCCAAGGCTACCTCAAGATGTAACGGAGGCTGGGAGTTTTGTGCGCTTCTCTCTGGGTTCGATACTTATAAGAATTGTTTATCATGTGAGTGGCGCATTAAGTGTCCATCTGGGCGCCCTGGGCGCCGAGATGCAAAGTATGCTGGTCCCGCTGGACGCGTTTCTTCTCTCAATGAGATACTTCCATTAGATAAATGGACAGGTCCATGTACAATATGGAACCGCGACCAAACATTAACACTGCGAGTGTTGCGCGACTATGTTGACCAGTTGAACCTCGACGCGATCCCATCAAATATTCACGTAGAGGTAGTTGATAATATTGATGTCGCGACATTAGTAGTGTCAGAATAATTTAGTAAATATGTTTTATTGAAAACGTATTTACAATTACAATAACGAAGATGTGTATCAAAAATTATTGTTTAATCTATATATATATATACAACACCTCCAATGGATACAAAATCTCTTCTGAAATATACTGTATATATTTCACTCTTCATTCAGATTTTAACTGGTTTAGGTAACGTGTGGATTTTACAATATAAAACCCCTGCTAATGTTCGTATTTTACGTGAACTGGTGTACGCAGAACTAGCCGTTCAAATTATAGAAGTTATATTTTACATTTGGCTCACCTATAATTTATTAACAATAACCAATATCACTCCAAATAGATATTATGACTGGTTGATTACAACACCTACCATGCTAATAACAACAATAGCATACTTTATATTTTTAAAGTATAAAAATGCAAATGTAGACACTTCAACGCTTAGTATCGTGAACATAGTAAAGAAGGAACTATGGCCAATCTTATCTATTCTCTTTTTGAATGCAGTCATGCTTTTATTCGGGTTCCTGAATGAAATTAAAAAGATAGATACACACTTGGCGGTTACATTAGGAACAATTGCTTTCTTTGCATATTTTTACATTATTTATAAACAATATGTTGTAGGAGTCGAAGGAACAGATACAATATTCTATGTGTTTTTTACTTTATGGTCACTTTACGGAGTAGCAGCACTTCTCCCATACGACTGGAAGAATATATCATATAACATACTTGACCTTTTTTCGAAAAACTTCTTTGGTGTATTCATAACTCTTGTACTATATGGTTACGTAAAGTAACTTGACTTATTATTGTTTACATGATTTTCCATTCACTAATCGAATCGATAATTATATTTTCATCAAATCCATTGAACAGTGCGAGTTTACCCTTCCATTTACCAAATATAATCCAACAATTATCATATCGTTTATATTTTTCATTTCCATCGTCGAATACTCGTATCTGAATGGGATTATCGATGTCAGGGGTAACACGTAACCAGTCAGCAGGAAGTTGTATAGTCATTATTATACTACTATCTAATGTTTTTTATATTCTTTTTTCTTTTTAGTCGGTGTAATTTGCAAGTAGTGTAATGATAGAAATATCAATGATTGGATTGTGAATACTAATTGTAAAACACTATAAACATAATTATTTTATTATACTATTATGTTATATGCAAGCATCTATAATAAATACAAAATTATTGAACACTGAATACGTGTATTGCATGTCAAATGCATCTTTTTGTCCTAATATGGTGAAAGTTGGATGGACAAGAAACAACCCTGCACTTCGCGCCAATCAATTATTTACTACAGGTGTTCCTACGCCATTTGTAGTCGAGTTTATGATAATGACTGCACATGGTCACGATTTAGAACGGCGTATTCATAATCATCTTGCTAAATGTCGTGTCAGTGGCTCACGCGAGTTTTTTAATATATCTGTATCTGATTTGCGTAGTGTACTAAGAGAGAAGTTCTCTCTCACAATGGTTCAACTTTCTGATGTTGTTGACCAGATGCCAACAGTTCCTAGTCGCAAAAGTAATACCCATCGAGATAAATGGAAACCATTCAAAAATATAGTATCAACAGTTGTATCAGATGAAACACCCTCTGAATCAGTCTCAATGTTTGACAGATTTCGGTATGACGATTCACTAATCATATCTAAATCTTCTGAACCAGAATCGATGTTTGATAGATTTCGATATCGCGGACCGATATAATATCGTAATTTCTTATGAAAATGTATTCATAAGAAATATTTACTTATTTAGTATTTGATTATGGATCAGGTAATATCGTTGGCGCATTTAGATCCAGAATCCCCATAGAAAACATTAAAAAGAGTGCGAATGCATAATATATACCAGTCCCTTTTGCATCGGGTGCATAAAAGTGTACAACTTGCGATGCGACCCATATCAAAATGCTTCCGAGCGTGATTGTAATCATTATTTGCATAGGTTTTAATTTCATATTTACCACAAACTTGTATACATGTACATATCAAAAAATTATATAGATACGACCGCTTCGTCCAGTTCTTCTGTTTTTGAGTTAAGATTAGTCTCTATTGTAATTGGTATAGCATTGTATGCGGTAATTGTTATTTGTGCGTAATAATTTTTCACGGCCAATATATATCGTCCATCTGAGGTAAATGCGTGATAACTAGTTCCCTCATGACCTATACCGTCTTCTTCATATATCATATCGATAGGATAATTAATCGGTTCGTCGCACATAAGATAATACCTAACAACAATCTTGTGTTTTAGTTCATCTTTTGTCTTACCGTGCACACAATCTGCATAACTAGTCATAAACTGAAAGTATTCTCCTCCTAAAGCAGTTAACTGAGTAGTATGTTTTCCAAAAAGAAGAACTTGGTCTAACTGGTTTGCATCTTCTAACGAGTATCCTGTTCGAGGCAATGCATATGGATTATCGTCTCTGTCAATAAGAAACTTTAATTCAGGATGTTTCTCAAAAACATCGCGAGTAATTGCTGATATAGGGTGGCCACATACCGTATGATTGTCTATAATCTCATGAATCATAATAGTCCAAAATGGATCTGTCATTTTAAGTAAGTGATATGCAATCCAGTTTTTTGTTACATCAAAGAACATATATACGTCATTTCCATCCTTGTGAAATCCTGTATAGTCATACATATCATCATCTATAAGGAACTTACCATAATGAGCCATGAGTACTTTCAACATTGTGGTTGCTTCTATGTAAAGGTTACCATCGACCGAGTTGAAAAATGGTTTGTTATAAAATCCTAGTTCACCATTTTCTAAACGTAACAAATACTGAACGAATGGACGATTCCGCATGTCAACCTGTCGTTGGTACACACATAAGTGAATACATACAATACTGTATTCTCTAGTATGATATATCACATCTTTATGCATCGATTTCTCAATAGGATACCGAACTGCCTCAACTCCCCCCGACGAAATATTATCTACAAGTTCTGAAATATCAGATGACATTTGATATATATTATCGCACGCGTCATTGTTGTCGGTAATTGAAGTAGAGTCTAATATATTATTGTTCTCCATACTATAAATCTATATAGTATAGAGTATATTTGTCTAACTCATTTGCTTACATTATTTATCTAACTTCCGGCGAACCGTTTCGTTCACCTTCTCTACACGATTATCCATTAGAAACTTAGTCAACTCTTCTGGTTTGACATTACTCTCTGCAAAATACGTTTCTAGAAGAGGTAGCATTGTCCTTCCAGTTAATGGCTTTTTAACGACATTTCGTTTGTATAAAATAGCCCCACCATTAATATCAAAACAATCAATATTATTTGTTTTCATTGTGTTAACTAATTGTTCTGAATTACGTTTTTTCTGTGCGCGTTTTTCTTTGAGTTGGGCTTGCAACTTTGCAATATCAGAGTCAAGAGAAATCCATTCGCGGATACTATTTACGAGTTCTTCTTTTGTTTCCATGATTGTAATCAATTATCGACAACAATAATAAGTATATGTTAACATGACAAAATGTTTATATGAAATTACACATGTATTCATAGTGTTATTATCCTATCATACTTATAATAGCATGATGACCTATGCTAGTAATTGCATGCAATATTGAATGACATGTATCTTGATACCCACATGTTGTATTTTCCTTGCTACAGTGTCCGTAAATATATAACAGTATAACGGATATAAATGAGGTTACGTTAATAAGTGATGACGATGTATAAATGTTATTAGAATCTCTATTGAGGTATTTATAATATTCGTATCCTCCTAAAAGTACTATGTTATATACTGCTAGTTGGTCAAGATAATAAAAATATATAATATCTCGAAATGAATGATACAATAGGGATGTTCCAGTTAAAAATATAAACGATATTTTATAATATGGATGTTGCTTATATGACAAATGTTGCACATTCGTTAGAAAAAACAATGAAGACAACACCGTTGTATTAGGCCACATTATATATAATGTAACGTGTAAAATATTTACACCTTTGATTTAAAAATATACGTATTATATCAACTTCCTCCGAGCGCCTTATGTCGTGAGCAATAAATACAACCTTTTACCGATTTCGATGCGCATCTCGTCTTATGTCGAGCAGTGATAGCAAGACACCTATTTACAGGTTTTTCATATCCTGCAGGTGTTGTCGTTTTATTTGTCGGCACATTGGACCCCATGGTGTGAATATTCATAGATTGTGATATAACTACATTCTCGGGAACAGGTGTCATATTGTTCGATGTTTGTACAAGGAACATCTTACTTGAATGCCATGCTTGTATTTCAGCCATTGTTTTTTGTATGATATGTTGTTTTTCAGCCAATGCAGCCTTTTTCTTAGCAAGAAGTTTTTCTTGTCGCACAATAGAGGCGACTTCTCGCTTCTCATTTGCAATTTCCTTCTTTGCGACTGCTATATTGTTATTAAAAATATGGGTTAATTTTTCCTTAAGATGTGTCTTGCAATACACTCGTTCATCTACATCATTATATATGACCATCGTATCAGAGCAAGTTACTTCTGTCACTGAGTTTCCCAACTCCGCTATATTATCAACATTATGACAGCAGTATCCTCTAGCAAACTGTCGGTAATTTAACCAATACATAGAGGGCTGTTTCATATGTGCGGCTTGTTCACGAGTTATATCTACAATCATATTGACACCGCATACCATCTTCTTTCCAGGGAGATGTGGTAGAAGAGAGTTTTGAATATTACGACAATATGGACATCGTATTTGTGTTCCCTTTAGACGAGATGTTTCCAGTTCGTGAAATTGTTTTTTATGATTGTATATATCGTTAAATATTGCATCATAATTAAACTTGTGTCCACATTCTAATGTGACATGCTCTCTAGAAAGAGGTGTTTGTGAAATCATACATGTGTCATGTGAGTTAATATCGTCTGTATCACTTTCCGTATCGTTTGCTAGACATTTGTAAAAATATATCGCCTCATCAGATACCATCATAACTAAATAAATTAACCTTATGATTGTTATATAATATTCTTCTTACATTCTTTACGATATGAATACCAATATTAAGGTTAACTTCTAAGTATATAATATTTCAGTATTGTACATTATTAGGTATGAGTTATATATGGGGTCCTCCAATTTGGACACTATTTCATACTATTATCGAACATACACCTGAGACGGAGTTTCATAACGTAGGTGAGCAAATATTCATCTTCATAAACCGTATATCTAGATTACTTCCTTGCCCTGAATGTCAGGCACACGCAAAAAAATATTTATCTAATCAACGTATTAATACGAGTTCTAAGAAGATACTTCGCGAGTTTATACACAAGTTTCATAATATGGTGAATCGTTACAAAAAAATAAAAGAACAACCTATTGAAATATTAGAAGAGTACAGAGATAAAAGTTTGAGTGATGTATACAACAACTTTGTAAGAGTATTTAGATCACGTGGAAATATTAGAATGCTTGCTGATACTATGCAAAGAAATATGATATTAAGAGATTTCAAATTATGGCTACTTACAAATAAAAGCATATTTGTTCAAGACACACATATCACTAATATCCCAACTAATAGAATTATTGTAAATCCAGACGTTAACCTAGAACCAGATATATAAGAAATACGATTTTAGTGCTTCAATATAATACCACATTTCAATACATATGTATCTATATGTATTGAAAATATATTATTACCATGTATCGTAATACTTATTATACAGTTGTGTTTGTTAATATTTCACCGTTCTTGTATACCGTACATTTGAACTGTTGTTTGGTTGGTCGAGAACATACAACTTTATTGCTTTGAATTTCATTAAAAAACAAGAACCTTTCGCCACCGTTTGAACTCATTAAACCTACAATAGTCATTGCCATTAATACTCCACCAATTATGTTTGTGAAGATACTGCTTCCTGACAATGAACATCCTGCTTTCATTCGTACGCCAATATCCATTATTATTCCAGCAATACATGTTCCTACGAATAACCAGTTCACAGATGAGTTGATAAACATTGGCATACTTAAGTACATAGTGGTAAATGATAACATGAATACACTGTATGTGTTATTTCCATGTTTACTATAGTTAATGGAGTTGCAAATACTATCGCCGCCACGGTTAAACATCTCTAATGGGTTTTTTTCCGTATTCCCTGAATAAGACAATATAAACTCACGTACTACAGACATTCCTAACATAAACAACAGGTATATGAACCCATTTACACTTTGCATAACAATGCCCCATGATAATACAATGACAGATACTATTAGTGGCATATAGAAGACAACTAAAACTAAGATATTTGATGGACGTAACATATCTTGAAGATTGCTCATGATTAGACACACGTATAGTATTATATGACATTATAATTACGCAATCATGCTATATTACCTTTTACGATACTTCTTAGTTTTCATTCGAGTGGTGGTCTTTCGTCGTTTTGATTTCTTTGTATTTGTGCGTCTCTTTTTGGTTCTAACACGTCTTCTACGCTTACCACCTCTTAATATCACACTAGAATCTTCTGCGATTGGACAATTAACTGAAAGAGGGAACCCATCAGGAGTTATCCGTTGAATATAATTAGTAATTACTGCATTTTCTCCACAAATATCACGACCTGTTTTATATCGAATAAATACGCGAAGACATAAAATAACATCAATAATTGCATCATGTAGTTGATCTGCTACTGGTTCGTATCCAAAATAGTATTTATATGTAGCGCTCAACTTAGGAAAGGTATAGTATTTTTTAGGTGCTTTATGTTCACGAATTAACCGTTCATCAAGTTCACGCTGTTTAGGGGTTTGAATTTGACATACTGAAATGTTTGTTTTCATTGTACAATGCCATTTATCATCAGTTGCAATTGTGCGGAATAAATCTAACCCTCTTGTTTTTAGTTCTCCGTCAGGTAGTTTATTAATCTCGCTAAACATGACCCTTTTATCAAAATCTACATTGTGAGCAACAATATAGTTACAATCAGATATATCATTCAAAAACTCCGATAATGCATTAGAAATAGGTGTCTTCTTATATGAAGGTGCGTCAAATATTGTTTCACGAGTAATACCTGTAACTTTTGAGGCTCCCTCGGATATGACAACATCTTCTGTAATGTCTATTAGCGTATCTACTATTTTTATATTCGCAGGATTGGCTGTATCATATACTACGTATCCTAATTGAACAACACGTGGTTGTATATAAACTTTCTTACCAGGAGCACTAAAAACGGGGTCACCATTTTCATCCAGTCGTGGCGTTGGAAGTCCAGTTGTCTCTGTGTCGAACACCACACATTTAAAATGTTCGGTTTCACTACTAGTACCAAGAGAACTTGACTTGGTGCTCATATATACTATAATAACAAAATTATAAGATATTTGTTATTATCTATGGTGAAGATAATGGTGCCTCTATCAACTTTTCTATTACAGTTGTTCTAGATTCTTCGTCCATTACCATAAGTTCGATTAGTTCATGAATAGTTTCAACGGGATGAAATCGTGCAGAAACAACTTCAGGGGTCTCTCCATGCTTCTCATAAAACTTGTCAAAATCTCGTTGGTTCTCTACAGGATAACAATAGTCAACAACCCCTGCCTTTAATGAACCTAATATCTTCAGTTCTAGACCACCGATAGCAGTAATCTTACCGTCTAATTGGATTTCGCCAGTGGATGCGAATCGCGCACGTATGGGTCTCTCTGTCAATAGACTAAAGACAATAGCAGTGATACATGAACCTGCTGATGGGCCGTCTTTTGCGCTACCACCAGGTGCATTCACATGTATTCCATATTTCACGCTACCATTGTATTTGGTGGCTAGTTCATCAATTCGTTCTTTAGGTGTTAATCTATATGCCAATGTCATCGCAATATTCATCGATTCTTGCATAACATCTCCTTGTTGTCCTGTTAATTTAAGACGCAGAAACTCGCCACCTGGAAAAAAACAGGCCTCGATTGGTAACGCTCCTCCTTGACCAAGCGAGTTTGCCCATAGTCCTGTTGCGTATCCAACTCGAGGTTCTGGTGGAACCTGTGTTACAATAACAGTCTGATACTCTTTGAAATACTTGTTCTTCACATCATCAATTGTGACTGTTATAGGGGTGGTGTGAGGTACACTTCCAGTTAGCATACATAAGTTTACTTCTGACACAATCTCAAAGAGTTTCTCTTTAAGTTTACGGATTCCCGCTTCGCATGTATAATTATCAATAATGAAACGAACAACATCATCATGTATATTTACAGACCCTGTTAATCCCATTTCAGAGTATATTTCAGGGAGTGTATAATTACGTGCAATGTGTATCTTATCTGTCATAGATAAGTGTGCAAATTTAATACGGTGAATACGATCCAAGAGGATTCTATCAATCTGATCAGGGTCATTGTATGACAATACAAATAGAACTTTTGATAGATCTATGTCAATCCCTGAAAAATATTTGTCTTGAAACTTATCATTTTGGGTAGGATCCAACATGTGTGTCAATATACCTATTAACTCTCGTCCATGTTCTGTTTTGGATATTTTATCTATTTCATCAATAAATATAATGGGATTCATACATTGGTTGTCAATCAATATCTGAACAATAGACCCCCAGGTAGAACCCACATAAGTATAACCATGTCCATGAAGTGTGCTTCCATTTGCGTCACCACCAATAGCAATCATAGCAAATGGTCGAGGATTACCATTTCCATCTTTCAAACACTTTGACAGACCATATTTAGCAAGTGATGTTTTACCACATCCTGGAACACCTTCAAACCCAAAACAATGACCAACTTGGTCACCTGATATCCATTGACCAATAACACGCATGACATGTGTTTTGGCTAGTGTATGTCCATATACTGCATCATCAAGTGCTTTTGAAACTTGATTCATATAATCAATAATTTCTTGAAACATTTTCAATAGTTCATCCACAATGACAATTGTTTCTGTATGCGTCTTGTCTAGTCGACGATGTGCGCCAACAATTACTGAAAGATCTACATGGTCGCCTAACATAACCTTACGAGCGTCATCGATGATATGTCCTTTGGTAATATTTGTACATGTAAACGGTTCTTGTCCGATGATGACTGATAAACTTTTAACTAGATCTTTTTTTGACATTTTTTTTAACGATGCGAATACATCATTTAATAGATTTGCTCGACCAATATCACAGTCATCTAATTCCATAAACTCTCGCAAGATGTGACGAATATCCAATAGGTTCAGTTTCAATCCTGGGGGAATCATTTTGCCTATTTTAGTTGAGGATTGAATCGCCTCTCCAAATAGAGTCTTTATTTTGGGCGGCATATCCATAATTGGTTCTCGTCGAACAATGCCAAATGGTATTTTTAAAAGGCCATCCAGATACTGACGTGCTTTTGTTCCGTTATCATCAGATTTTGATTTAATTTCGCGTAATTTCGACAATGCCTTTTCTTTAACGCTATCTGGGGTACGCATAAGGCATATTTGTTGTTCCAAGTTAATTTTTGAGGTATCAAGTTTGTTGATCTTGTTTGTATAGGTAACAGTATCCACAATTGCGCGATTGAAAAGTTCCCTCATCTTCCAAGTAAAACTATTCATTAATTCTGTTTGTAATGTAGTATCCATCACGGTTGATGCATCTATATTAGAATTAGGTGTATCTATCATCAATAAATCATACAAAAAATAGGCTAAATATCGGTTATCACTGCCTGTTTCGTGTGCAGTGACTAAGAGAAATAACAATATATCACGCTTTGCAATGTTGGGACGTGCAAAAAAATCATTCGACATTGAAATAAGTGATTGTCGTTTGAATATTGACATATTTGTTACTCCTCCACTATATGCATGGTACATTGCTAATGAATCTTTGCGAATTACCCATTCTTTCATGGTCATGCATTGAAGAAAATTAACAAATCCTTGACTATCAAGTTCATCTGGAATAGAACTATGACACTGCATATATTTAGTATTAATGAACGCACTATTCACAAGTTCAATATCCATATCATCCATGGTTCCTGTCACGAACATAGCAATACCCTTTTTGGGATTTTTTATGAATAATACTAATCCACTAACTTGAATAAAGAGAGAACTATTTGCACCTGATGGAGATATATCGAAACCGTCAAATGTATTTGCACTTTCCATAATAGTTGTAATATTATTTTCACATCCAATGTCGTCTACTATTATATTTGATTTTATAGAATTATTGGTATCCATTCTATGTATCACATACCGCAGGGGATGGAACTGCTTTTCAAGGAATGATACCAGTTCTGTATTAACCTCGCTAAGTATGGTTGTTCTATATTCTTTACCAAAACATACGTATAGAAAATCAACAAAACTAGTAGTTCCCCATTTTTTAATAATATTCGATAGATCTGTATTCATGTTCTGTACTTCAGATATAATTGCGTCATAGTCATTATTTTGTACCTTTCGAAGACTATTGAGTATATCCATACCTTTTGTTCGAACCGATCGCAGTTCTAATACGATGTTTTTCAGATCATTTCCTTTAACAATATTCTTTTTGTTGTTATCGCTTACATATATATAAGTTCGCTGAATAATTTCGGTAAATCTATTCAGTCTATTTACAAGGGAATAGCGTCTATCATCAACTTTAGAACTTGATGGAGGGTCAAGTTCATAAATAATATTAGGAGGTTGTGATTTCTGCATTCCTCAAAGTCTCTGATTCGTGGGTATTTCCTACTTTACCGAATACGTAATATAGGTGAATATATTTTATTGATGTTGGTCACGCGGACATATGTAATATGACATAATATACATAAATGATATAAAAATATAACGTAAAATGTATTTAGCATAACCATCTGTTAATTATAAACTATGGGAATCCCAAGTTACTTTTCATATATCGTAAAAAATCATCCAGAAATTCTACAGAAATATATAAATGGGTCTATGCACATGCATAACCTATATATGGATTGCAACTCCATTATATATGACTCGTATTATAGCATGACAGATGAAGAAAAGAAAAAAGATATCGCTAAAGAGTTGATCAACAAAATTATCGCAAAAATAGAAGAATATATTACCATTGTCAGGCCTTCTGAAACAGTAATCATCGCATTTGATGGTGTGGCACCTATGGCAAAACTGGATCAACAACGCACGCGCAGGTACAAATCGTGGTTTCAATCCAAAATCATGAATACCTTATTTAAAAAAGACGAAGAACAATGGAGCACGGCTGCAATCACGCCAGGAACTGGGTTTATGAAGAAACTTAATACAGAAATAACCGCACATTTCAAGAACCATACTTCTGATATTAATATCATTGTTTCAGCAACAGACCTTGTAGGAGAAGGAGAACACAAGATTTTTCAACATATTCGAGATCATACCGATGCACACACCGACGCGCATACCGTCATATATGGTCTTGATGCAGACCTCATCATGCTTTCGATCAACCATCTACCTATATGTAAAAACATATACCTATTTAGAGAAACTCCAGAGTTTATCAAATCAATCAGCGCGGACCTAGATCCAGAACAAAACTATATGCTAGATATTCCACGTCTGGCTACAAATATTGTAGCAGACATGATGGGAAATATACCTGTATCGCAAGAACTACATGACGGACGATTACGCGACTATATATTCTTGTGCTTCTTTTTAGGTAACGACTTTTTACCACATTTCCCAGCACTCAACATCCGTACTGGGGGAATCGACAAACTCCTCAATCACTATCGACATACTTTAGGAAAAACTAACAAATGTATCATACATGTACCGAAAAATGGAGATCCAGAAAAAATAATCTGGAAAAACCTAAGGATAGTAATCTCTGCTTTAGCAGAATGTGAAACAGATTATATACGAACTGAATTAGAACTTCGCAACAAACGGGAAAAACGATACGCGTTCCAAGACTGTAGCACACCTGAAATGAAATACGACAAGTTCCAAAGCATCCCTTGCTACGAAAGGGGTGTCGAAAAACATCTACAACCAGATGACCCTGCATTTAGACACAAATACTATACAACCTTGTTTCATACAGAACCCGACGATGAACGCATTCAGCAGATATGTAGGAACTATCTTGAGGGACTGGAATGGACTTTTCGGTATTATACAACATCATGTCCTGACTGGGGATGGGCATACAAATATCAATACCCACCTTTGTTAAAAGACTTAATACGCAATATACCATATTATGACACACAATTTATCTGCGAAAACACCAATCAACCTGTATCTCCACAGGTTCAATTATGTTACGTCCTCCCACCAAGGAGTCTATCATTACTCCCACACAAGGTCTATGCGCGCCTTCTCAAAACGTGTCCAGAATACTATCCAGATCACTGTGACTTTACATGGGCATTCTGTCGATATTTCTGGGAAGCACACACATCGCTTCCCGAAATAGACATTTCAGTGTTAGAGAGGGTGGTGAATGACTGAAATTTAAAATTAGAATTATTATTATTATGTAACTTACCTTAACTAACAAACTTTTTTTATACATATAATTTATATGTCTACACAAAAAAGAACACGTTGTAAAAAGGGGACTCGTAAGAATAAAAAGACCGGCAATTGCGAAAGTGTATTAGACCACACCTGCGCAATATGTTTAGACCGAATTATATCAGGAAACGTAAAAACAAAATGCAAACATAATTTCCATAAAAAATGTTTACTGGGATGGTGTAAAAGTAAAGAAGATTTGATTACTGGCGCTCCATGCCCTATTTGCCGTAGTAATATTAAAGACACATGCAAAAAAATATTACCATTTGCTAGCAATGAAGTGTTTAGATATACTTTTGTTGCTGGCGCGGACGACAAAAGAAAAAAATATTCGGTTGAACAAGTTAATGAGATTGTTCATAATCCTAAGTTTGATGTAAATGTGAAAAACCAACTGGGAGTACCTATTTTATCTGTATTATCTTATAATCGATATCATAGTCAATATTTCAAAGATACCATAGAATATTTATTGAAACATCCAAAAATAATTGTAGATAACAATATTGTTAGTGAATTAATTGCAAGTCGAAATATGGACATATTAGCACTTTATAAAAAACATAAAAAAATACCAAAATCACTTAAGTCGTTAATGTAAATAATTTGAAACGAAATAAGGCTTTCAAAAAAGGTTTTTTGAAAAGACACCATGAAGAATTAATGAAAAGTGATATTAACTATGATTTATTGGCGGTGAATGACACCATATAACTAACATACTAAAATGGAATGGATGTCATAGTATATCTCATTGGGGTAAATCAATATAAGTAGATTTTAATATGTATGTTTAATAAAATGTTCGCAAGACTATTTTTACTGTCCGTCGTAGCTTTAGGATCTGTTTCTGCAAATACTCTTCAAGAACGCTTCAGTGAGTGGGTCGAGACCCACGCTGTCAAGTTCATCAATCACGCACACGAATATGGCACATTTGCCACATGGGTTGAAAATGATAAACACATTGAGACAACCAATGCACGTAACCTCACATACTCTCTTGGTCACAACCAGTTCTCAGGTATGACTATCTCTGAGTTTAAAGACTTCCTCGGGTTCGATGCAACCCAAAAGCCTTCTGAGATTTCACACCTCCGTGGCGCTGCTCCTTGCCGTGCTACCACTGGAGGCTGTTCCCAACCTGATTCTGTCGATTGGGTCAACGCAGGTGCTGTCACTCCTGTGAAAAACCAAGGCCAATGTGGTTCATGTTGGTCTTTTTCTACTACAGGAGCTCTTGAAGGTGCATACTTCATCAAGAATGGTAACCTAGAATCCTTTTCTGAACAACAACTTGTATCATGTGATAACCGTAAAAATCATGGAAAGGATATGGGCTGCAACGGTGGTCTCATGGACAACGCATTCTCATGGATCGAATACAACAACGGACTTTGTGCAGAAGAGGACTATACATACACCTCTGGTGACACCAAATCCGCTGGAGATTGTATGACTACATGCGAGAACGTCATTGGGTCTAAGGTTCAGTCATTTGTAGATGTTCCACCCAGTTCTGATGCTGACATGATGGACGCTCTTGCCAAACAACCTGTCTCCATCGCCATTGAGGCTGACCAAAAGGACTTCCAACTGTATACGTCTGGTGTCTTCACTGGATCGTGTGGAACCAACCTTGACCATGGTGTTCTTACCGTAGGCTACGGCACCATGGATGGTTCTGACTACTATCGTGTCAAGAACTCATGGGGAATTACATGGGGGGATGAGGGATACATCTACCTTGGTCGCGGTAGCGAGTTCAACAACGGTGCAGGACAATGTGGCATGCTCATGCAGGCCTCTTACCCTGTGGTTTAATTTGTAATATAACATGCTCATAGCATCATAACATTCATATATATCTTCATATATATATGAATTGTCAAAATTGATACAATATTGTAGAATATTAGTATTAACAACACAAATACATAATGACAACTCCAAGCGATTCTAAGTTCTTCCTCAATGACTGCTCTTGTCTGAAAAAAGAGGTAACATCTGAAGTCTTCATACAATGCAATGCATGCATTGAAGGCTTTGGGCGAGCATGTTCATGCAGATATCGCACAGTACGACAGTTAAACTGTCCTAAATGTTCAGCAGACCGCGACTGCCTCGACGATATGCATATTAAGTTTGATAATCTACTTCTAGACCTATCATCCACCGTAAAATCATACACTTCATGCGACAACAATGTTCGGGCGATTATAAATTTATCTAAACAAATGCGCCAATGTAACAATAGGCTGTTGTCACGCATAAATACAACCGATATGGATGGATACGAATATGATATACATGATGCGATTATCGAAGAAGACACCTCCAGTGAAACAAGCAATGGAACAGTATATTGAATAAATCATTGTATCATTATGAATTATCCACATTGAGAATATTGTTGATGGGGGTTGTTACTATTGTATTTCCATTTAAGTCAGTGCATGCGGCTAATGTGATTGTTTCTAATGTGATTGTTTCTAATCACTCTAGTATACTCCTGTTAATAAGAGATTTACACAGTTGTCGTTGGCCGATTTTGAACCGACCTGAATACAAGTAGTTTTCACGGAACTCTTTGCTATTCAATAACGCAACAGTTTTGGATAGATCAGGTTTGTGGGATACATCTGCTTTTGGAATCAATGCAATTAGTCCTCCGCCAAAATAAGATAGTTTGTCTACAAACGCTACCTCAGTGTCTCTTGTCAGCATTCGGACATATATACAGTCTTCGCCCAGTTTATCAGTAACCCTATTATAATTACGCAGCGCGCCCCATTCGAACCAGTTGTTTTCGGTAAACTTTCGAATCTTTCGGTCGATGAGTTCTGTTTTGTGTTCAGTTAAATACGCGTTTAATGCTGTATTCTCAGTTGGAAAGGTGTCAACAATAATATACTGGTCCATTACGTTTTTACCATTACATACATTCATTGTTCCAAACTCTTCATTTTTGAATACACTTTCACGTCCAGATACCATTCCTACCAAAACATCAAAATAGTTCTCTATCTTCTCTGTAACAAATGGTTTCTCCAATGGTGCAAAAGTAATAGTTCCATTGGTATCTATGAGTCGTTTAATTTCGTTATTGTACATGACAGTTCTTACTAATTGTGGGTCTAAACAGTAGCGAAATACAATGACATCAATATTTGCATTTTCGAAAAGTTTTTCGTCATTCGGTCTAAATATATGTGTAAAAGTACCTGTATCCATCATATGCTTTATTACTGGAACAGCACATGTCAGTTTTAAAAAGTCACTAGGCACGATAAATATCATTTCACCATTATATTCTAAGAGGCTATGACACTTTTGTATAAAATCTATGTACAAGTTCCCATTTGAAGTCCTCACATAAGGCGGGTTTCCTATAATAGTTTTATACTTACGACAAATCTTTTGCGCAAGGAAGTCGTCATATACAACACTATTAGGAACAATGCTTGGTAGAAGTTCTATCTTAGGGTCAATCTCATACATATCGAATTGTAATACACCGAAAGTGTTTTGTATACTATCAACTAGGTCGCCTCTTCCCACAGATGGTTCAAGAACCCGTTCAGGATTGTTCAATACAAAATCACATACACACTGTTTAAGTATTGGATTTGATGTAAAATATTGACCCTTATCATGAATATTTGTTTTATTTACTTGGTTCATATAGATATTGTAGTAGTTCTATAATTACACTTAAATCGATATCAAAAAATATGTAATACGTACATAAATCTCTGGTATAATATTATTCACATATGATATAATATACATATGATATACTCCGTCGGATACGCAAAGGACGCACTCGCAGTTATCGGCTTCATTGGCGCATTTATCCTTGTTTATAGAACACGTGATTTACAGAAGGTAAAGACAATCATTCTTACATCTCTCTTACTTGCAGTTATTATTGATGGATTATTCACTATATTTCCGTCTTATCATAATCATATACTAGGATATAATACTCCAACATACATTTTATTTGCAACTTTTTTTGCATTTATCCCATTGGCGGTTCGGTTTTTCAATGCAGCAATGTAATCATTTCTAACAAAGACCCCCAGATCCCATAGGTAACCCCATGTACATAACGTGGTCAGATGTGCTTGTACAATGAAGAGGCGAACACGAATCAGAACAAGTAGGGTCTTCAGTTCCATGACATTCTACGTAAGATGTTGACGGCTCATTAAACCATACTTCCCCTCGAATGTGTTGGTATCCTAAAAATGTCTCTGGGACATGCGGAACCATGTCGTAGTAGTGCGTCACGCGTGCGATGCGCACGTCAAACTTGTCAAAATACTGAGAAAACCGGTCATTCCCTACACGTGGCGAACCAAACGTGACCAAATCGTCTATTATAAAAGGGGCACTGGCGTACATAATATCAAATACAGTCAGGGTCGCGAGCGCACCACCCAATGAATGACCAGTAACAAGTAAATGTTTTGTTCCATATTTGGATGATAAAATATCTAGTGTAGAGAGAACATCATTGCGCAACGACGCGTAAAGCGAATACATACCATGTTCCACACCTACCGACACATCCGAGTATGGAGATTCTTGGCGTATTTGTACGTTGTCAATCCAGTTTTGAATATTCGATGATCCACGATAGGCTACAAAGAGAGAACCACGTTCAGCAATATATCCAAATAAAACCAACTCACCATGCGCCGCATGCGTAGTCTCAAATGTAACATCGGAAGAACATGTTGCACAGTCCCATGCATCAGACTCCATCGACGTGTCGGACAAACAGTATGTGGCTTGTGAAATATTTAATGCAATACCTGTTGTTACAGGGTCGAACGCAGCCGTCGCAGTAAAGACGCTTAAAGTTGTTGCTAGTAAAAATAGGCTATGTAACCACATATGTTCGCTTTGTATAAGAGTACGAGAAAATAATATGTATATTAACTAACAGTAAGTATGAAAGGAAGCGGACCCGCATGTAGTAAGGAAAAAAAACCTTGTTCGCCACCAGTGGTGGAAGAACCAAAAACAATACAGCCAAAGCGCGTAAGATTTTCGTCTGAGACAAAAAAAAATAGTAAAACAGATAATACAACGAAATCAACCAACTTTATTCCAAACCCTATTCGCAATAAAACAAGACGAAAAGCAGTAGGTTCGTATAATCGTCGCAATAATAGAGATAGCGAACAACAAGAAAAAGAACAGGGCATCAAAGATTTTATTAAAAACTGGGATCCGTCTATGCGCGTTCCATTTAGCAGAGGCGGTGGCACAAAAACGCGTAGAAAACAGAAATGCAAACGAAAAATGCAACGACGTGGAAAACGTGGAAAGAAAACACGGAGGTTACATAGACATACAAAACATAGTGTAGGTGGCGCAACCGAACAAGAACAAGAACAACTTAATAAGTTATTACAAAATGCGAAAAAGAAGGGCAATATAAAACTTATCGAATTATTACTAGAAAAAGGTGCAAAGGATGATGATGAAAATCAAATTCGTACAACATATAACCACTTACAAACTGAACCAGGGGACGACACAGAAAAACGTTAGGTAGTAATATATTGTTACACATGAATAGATAGTTAATAGCATGGATGCAACCCGTTTACATGCCATTCACCATGCGAAGAAGAGCCAGAACCAATGATGTTTAAATGGATTTTATGTTCTCTAAAATAACTTACCATATCTCGTTCCACACCGTCGTCCCCTACGTAACACACATACATGTCATCGCTTGCGTCTTCGACAATCTCATCTTCTGATAAATCATCCAACCCCGCCTCTTCATCTATAGATCCCCATAATGACATATTTGCAAGAGCAAACAGAACAGTTCTCATATCAACCGCTTCAGATGTTAAACGGTCGTAGGTTGATTTCTTTAAGTTGGCAATAAACTTTTGACGTGAATAACATCTAATGTCGGACATGGCTTCATCTACGGTCTCATCATATTCATTGTGAGAAGCATATATATCTTCTATTGGCATAGGGTCATCACAGTATACAAGTTCGTCACACGCCATGCAGTTGTCGTCATCCTCGTTAAACGCAGCATCATGATAAATATAAAATGCATACCTATTTATACACGACTCATCGTCTGAACAACTCGATTCAGAAGATGACAATGTCGCATCATCATCATCTGAAGTGTTCGCATCGGGATTGGTTAAACAACCTGCGTTTGCGGGAGGAAGATCGTCGGGGCAAAAGTTACTCATGAATACGACTATAAGAATAATAACTGGATTGGTTCTAGTTATTTTTCGGACGAGTAATCAATTTTTACGATTGACATACATACTCCATACAAATGGTTATTATAGGAGGGTACATTATAATGCCTAGAGGTAGTTTCAAATTGAGACCAAAAATTAGCAAGTCGAGAAGAACCAAGAGAGACAACAGAAGGAAAAAAAACAAAAGAAAGAATAATAAGACTAAACGACGCCGAAAACAATATGGTGGTATAATGTCAAGACCAATAAACCGTGTGTATATCATTGCTCTTGACTATATTGAAAGCGATGGTATAGATCATAACATGTTTCTAGAGGAACTCCATAGAATAAATTTAGGAGTTCTAGGTATTGATAATGTAGTAGATTATATCAATTATGTAACGGCGGGTCGCGAACAACTTACAGTTTGGAAAAATCTGCACGGGACAAATCTCAACAACGACCAAATCCACAAATATGATGAGGCTATAAAAAGTCTCATCGGCATAGAAGGTATTTGATACATTACTTGTTATTTAGCATATCTCTCGATAAATAACAAATCTATACATAGTGTAGATGCCCGCGAGAACATCGGCCAACACACATAAGAGGCACAGGCCTAAGAGCCGCGCAAAACCTCGCAAATCGAAGCCTCGCAAGAGAACCGCGCGTAAAAATGGAAGACGTGGAAAGCCTACGCGGCGCAGACGCGTCCGCGGCGGAGGACCCAAACCAACGGCCGCTGGAGGGGATTCCGACCCTAGACACATGTCTCTCGATGAACGCATTGAATACTATAATAATCTTCATAAAGAAGGTCAATCAGATGTTACAAAAAATATGGACTATGATACAAAGGAACGCCATTATTATAAAATACAAAAAAAAATAGAAGCTGACCTTATACGCGAAGTTGACCAAGATTTAGCCGAAAGCGAAACTTATATACAAGATCAAGCAATGGATAAGAGACGTAAAACTCAGATTACAAATGACATTAAGAAAAAAACCAAGAAAGTTGAACAAATGGAGAGTGATTTGTCGTATGAGCAGGAATCTGATTATAATGGAAGCATGCCTTTTGTGGGAAAACTACAAGGCGAGTTACAGAAAGAAATACCAGAATTATACGAGGAGATTAGAGATCTTAAGGATGAACTTAAAGCATTAATCGCCGATTCGGAGTCAGTCAACCACGAGTATATGGCTAGAATGACAGAACTGCGAAATGCACTTGGTAATAGATGGATAGATGGAACCATTGCTGCAGTTAACTCACATCGCAGTGACAAAAAAGCAGCAGGTGGTGACCACCGAAAACTTACCGATGTGTTGGTAGAAGATTACACGGTTCCAGAAATTATTTGGAACCAAGAAATTTTCTATTATCATGATGATGGTCGAGGAGACCATGACCACTTTATGACATTTGATGGATCTGAGTTTAGAGAGTATCCTGAACACCGACAAGGAACATGGCATGGATATTATGAAGATGCAAAGGATGAAGAAGAGAGACCCATGAAGGAGGCGGAACGCGCACGCGCCGAAGCCGAGGAGGAGGCGACACGCGTGCGTGCTGAAGCCGAGAGGACCAGGATTGAGGCGGAACTCGCGCGTGTCGCTGCCTTACCGAAGCAAAAAACAAGGTTGGAACTCTTGAGAGAGAGACGGAAACAAAAGATGAGAGACGAAGCAGAGAAAAGCAGCACACCTGCGCCGCCCGCTGCGCCGCCCGCTGCGCCGCCCGCTGCGCCGCAGCCGCATCCAACCTATATGCCTCTTATTATTGCTCAACAGATTGTTGCTGCCAATAATGAAAGATTTATAATAAGGAGTTCTAGATCCAGAGAAGGACAACAATACTTACAGGATACTACTGAACGAATTCCAACAATTTGGATAGGGGAGAAAACAGTGGTTCCGCGTTCTGATGTCGACAACATAGTGACACGAAACAACGCCAACGAAGTACATCAATATTATGATACACGAACATACTATATGATAAATATCGGAAATAATACAAAAGCATGGATACGAGAATTACCAGAATAAAATGCTTATATGTATGATATGTAATAGGCTAATTCCTATACATATCATTCTAGTTATATTACTTACCGTCTGCGCCGCGTGTGCGTGTTGTTGTTGCGCTTGCGCTGCGCCGCATTGCGCCGCGTGCGCTTGCGCTTGCGCTGCACTGGCTTGCGATGCGTATGTTTACGTTTATATTTATGACGTAGTTTGCGTGTTCCACCACCCCTGTATGGGTCCTGCTTCTGACGCCATGAATTCTGTGAATCAACCTTACTTTCCCACTCCAATATATCATAATCATCAGGTTGAGGACCATGTTCAGGATTTGGGTCCTCCCCTGAGGACGACTCATCTAACGACGCATTTCTCAATTGGCTTTCGTAGATCCCGTCCGTCACCATACTGTCATCTGAAGTAGTCGCAACGGGCGATTTAGCCATAGTAGAATCGTCTATTTCCAAATCCGAATCAACTCTCCTGCTCATGACATCTTTCGATTCGCTTTCGTCGACCCCGGCATCCAGCATATCCTCACCTGAATTCGTCTTGGTCGATCCAGCCCCAGCAGCCGGGAAAATGCCACCCGCAGAGTTCTTCAAATTCATCTGTTTATTCAATTTCATCTGTTTAATCTGTTCACTTCTGCGTTGAAGAAGCTTAGGGCTGTCATAATATTCTTTCCCAATCGTCTTCCGCGCTGATGATGAAATACGGTCTACGACTACCTTACCTTTAATAGGAGTACCAAACTCCCTACTGGATGTATAATCAGACTCATTTAATCTTGGTGCATGCGTGATTTGCTGTTCATTTATAGATTTTTTTGCCAAATAATTAAAAGCCCCCGAATCAAGCATTATGGATTTGCCTTTCCCTTTGGCTTTACTGGTATAGTATCCAAGTGAAACTGAGTCTGTATCTTCAGATATCATCCCTCTAAATCTCACAGAGCCAGTCCGAGGTATTTGGTTATCTATGGTAGAGATATCCCCTACTACTCTACTGAATAATGAGACATATACTTGTGCGATTATTTCATTTTCCATACCACTCATCTCAGTAAACAACGCATATATGAGGAAACCATGTATTATGTTTTCCACTGGTGTCGGACTGCAAACTTCACCATGTATGCGTTCAAAAATAACTTGAACATCCGACAGTTTATCCAATAGAATCTGTTTTTGTGCATCTGACACGCCGTCAACGCCAATTTTGAGGAGGTCATTTTCGACATCCTCTAATCCTATTGTATGTTTTAATACCACTAATGCAACATTTCTTGATATGTCAATCGTGATACCATCCTTCCTTGTTTTATTATCCAAATACTTATTATATGTGGAGTCTTTCAGTTTTTTCATCGTATTACATAATTTCTCTTTAATCTTAGTTGGTTCCCACATCGTATTTAATAACGTTCCTAAGGCTAGGTCAATCTCGCCTGTATAATAATCATTTAGTGTAATGTCATCACCAGAACTGGCTGCTCTCTTATAATAGTTTGTGATCTCATCAGTAGTCTGAGTATTAAATAACCTATTGAGTGAACCTACAAGATTAGCGCTATGCGGAAATATATATTGACCACTACTAGCAGTATTCTCAACCATATACTTCATCCATTCTGCATCTGCAACATCTTGGTCCAAACCATTAGATTTCTCCTCAATGATAACTGTTATACCTAAGGGTAGTTGGTATGCCACTGGTTCTGAATCAATGTAAAAAGGTTTTCCCATATATTTCCCACCTGGGTCTACATCATCCGCTGGTGAACGAATTACTACCACATGTGTGTCTTTTAATACTTGTTTAAGTGCATCTGCATTGCCACCTTTTTGTATATATTCAAGTGCATTCTCTAGGTTTGTTGCAGCAGACCTGCGTGCTGTTACACAACTATTCAATGGAATAGCCCGGAGAAACTCTGCGAAGGGCTCCATGTTCGCCTTTCCAAGATCAATTGTACAATAGAGTCTTTTATTCACTGAGTCGTTGGCTAGAGAAGTTTTTAGGATACTCGTGTATAGGAAGGATATATCAACGCATGGAACTTTCATTCCAATAATTTCATGGTCTAGAAACAAATTATGTTGATGATCCAACCGAACTCTTATCTTGCCGTCTACCAGTGTCGCACAGAACGACAATGATACATCACAACATACAGTCAGAACCGCATCTTCAGTGGTTTTAATAGAGGCATTTGAACTTTGATAACTTTTAATTTTGCTAACTACGTCATATGGTTTGCCAGGATTATTTCTGTTTTGTATTAGGGTTTTTACATCATGTTCTTTTGATATGTATTCCATAAGTTTTATAATTGAAGGCAATGATTCAAAATCATGGCATATCATATCAAGCAATGGTATTATCAGCGCATCAAGACAGTTGTTGTATTCTTTATTAGCATGAGATTGTTCAAGTGTAATACTAGTCTCTCCCTTTCTCCATAACCCAGTATAAACCTCGTCTGCAAGGTGTTTTGCCCAGTGAGACACATCTATGTCCTTAGCCAATGTCGGATTGAATACAGATACAGTTTTTAAAAGTTTTGCAAAAAGAAGGCATGTTTCATTAAGTTCATCGATGGAACTAAGTTCTTCAATGAAAGAACATACATACGTATGAAGGTCTGTTTCACGTTGGTCAAACGCGTCTCCAGACTTAGCAAAAAGTTGGTTAAAACATTCTTCAATAAGTTTAGAGTTTGTATTATACATCTGGTCCTTAATTTTAGATTTAATCTTGCTACAAAAAGTATTAATACCAGTTTGATTAGGAGGAGGACCATCATCTTTATCATCAGCAGGAGTAGTACTAGTATCAATCGCAATTTTCTGGAATACCAAAAAAATACTGAATATTTCAGCCTGTGTGAGTTTCTTACCATAAGATTCTAAGTTATAAGTATTACCACTATTGAGATACTGAACATACGCATTGATAATATTTTCAAACATTTGAATACCATCAACAGACGATGCAAGATCACATAAGATCGATAATGCCCATACCTCGCCTCTCTGAATCATAATAGGTTGTTTCTCTCCTCCGACTGCTGCCTTAACAGTATGAGCATGCATTAAGTAATCATTTGAACATTGCATGAGTAGAAACCCTGCAACGGCTGCATTGTCTGCTGATATAAATGCGGTATTCACTGATTCTTGTATAGTATGGCATATTGTTCGTGGGAGACCCTTCGGTGGACTTATTGTGCTATTAGTAATTTTTATGCCTGGTATCGCTCTCACGGTTGTGGAAAACTGTCTCTGGTCGGACAGACTTTTACCAAATATAATATAGAGTAACTGTGTTAGAATACTCACTGCAATCTGTTTGTTCCTATTCTTAATAACATAATTAATAAAGGTCGTCATTAAATCATCTATATTACCTTTCTTGCCTGTCCAGTTCTTTCTGGATTTCATAGCGCTGTCATTAATTACAGCATCCAACAATGTGACATAGTCAAGACTGAACGGTGTTTTTTTCAGTATAGATTGCGATAGTTCCGTAATAAATTTCTTTATGAATAATAATGCTACAACTAGTCGGTTATGTGGTGCTCCATTAGTTGGTTTCACTATTGTTTGTCTTACTGATCCAGATATGGCGCCGCCTATACCCAACAACTTTTGTAATCGGATATATTCATCACGATCCACTACCTGTGCTTCTCTATTATTGGGGCCAGGTGCAACAGCCAACACACTATCATAACTCATATCTATCATGGTGAATATTCTATATATATCGGGATTAGCGTCGTTATCTTCCTCATCATCATCATAATCAACATGTTCCTCATGTGGAGGTAGGGTAATATTCTGTCTCAACGTAGCACGATCAGAATCAGATATTTTTGGGCGTTTCGCTTTCGGCGGCATATGATATGTATATATGTATAACGATATTATATTTCCCATTCCATCCCGCTTTGTCTCGATAAGTTGGATAAATCGTAATATAGTCTTTCTATATTACGATTGCTAGATTGCTAAACGCGTCTATCTGCGCCTTTTCTGCGCCGTGCGCTTGCGTTTTCTGCGCGTCGAAGTGCGGCGTTTTCTGCGCGTCGAACGGCATCGACGCTTTCGTCTGCCTGCCTTTTGTTCTTCTTGTAGACTCATTGCCCCCATCAACGTGTCTAATGAATCCTTTGAAACTTCATGCTGTGTATTAAGGGCTATATTGGACATAACTGTATCCAAGTCGTCAATCTCCGCGTCGGTGACTTTTATGATTTCTTTTGTCCATAAAACCCCGCCTATACGGCGACTATATTTTCCCTTTTCCCAGCCTTGGGCTTCCAGTTCGTTGTCGCCTGATTGTCTGTATTGTACGTAATAGTTTTTTTTGGGCATCTTCTATAGTGTACCCATAGAAAAGGTTTTTTCATCTGTGCAACGTATGGTGATCGCTGGTTCTACTAACCCATATCCATCGAACTCATATCCTTCTATGATGTCATAATTTGATGTAGGTTCCTTTTTCTGAAACATAAGAAACATCGACCTTTTCTCTTTACTATTTATACCAGACTTTTTGCCTACGTATGTATAGGTTCCTATCGACACATTATTATCGCAGATAATGTATGTATTTCCCTTCTTTATTTTCGTTCCGTTGATATTGGTAGTCATCTATGTAAACTAGTCCATCATTTCTTTATTTCACATTTTTGTATGGGGTATCTAATATCATATCGTATATTCGTTTATCTACGCGGACGACCAACCCTCCTCCTTCTCCGCCTCGTACGCCTCGGCCGCGAACGCCGCCGGCTCGGACGCCTGCTCGCTGGGCGCCTGCGCGTCCGACGGCGGCGGCCGCCCGCAGGCGTGTGCGACCGCGACCCGATGAATGGGCTATTTTGAGCACTTCGCAATAACGGAGACCGAGACGGTCTTCTACTTATAATAAGCATTCGTAACATTCTTGAACGTTCTGTTTCATGTCCCCTATTTCGTTCATCTAAAATCCTATCGATCTCAATATCAGTATTGGTGTCTATATGTGCGTCATCTAATTCAGGTGGAAATGGGATATGTTGTTCTTCTAGAACCATATACTTAGTTCGGTCACGGACATCAGTAGTCTGTTCTCCTGTGCGTATGCTAAATTGCTCATTTTCTTCCTTACTTGCAAGTTCAGAAAGAATACTTACTATACTAAATAGATATTCACCGTAGTCAGTATGTTGAAACTCTGTCATATATGCCTCATGTTCTCCATTTACTCCTACAGGAAAAATCACGGAGTACTCAGAACCTTCTTCTAGATTTTCTAACAACACATCTACTAATTCGGGCATTTGTGGACGAGTGCTACACTTACACTATACGGAGATTATTTACACGACATATAACACTTATGTATTTTTCCTACATGGTAAAAAATAGGGCGTCCCCTAAGATTGTTTTCTGCAATTGGTACAGAACGGGCATAACTATGGATAAACCACAAGCTATACTTGGTATTGCGCGTCGTTTATACACAATTACCCATTACGATTAGTACAATCCAAACAATTCGCATGCAACATTTAATTATCACCACTATCCACACGGAAAACTACCATTCGATTGATGATAGCCACCGAAGACTACTCCATGTCAAACCTGCAACGGGAGTGATCAACTCCACAGGGGGTTCATCCACATACAACCGGCTAAGGTCCTATGTGTTTAACACTTCGCAACAGAGTCGTGATGATACTTCAACTACACAGGTGCCGTAATAGGAGTCCCTGTGTCTAACTTTACATTATTATACCCACTGAGCCAAGTTAGGAGCTCATCGGTAGGATGGTAGGGACAGAATGAATCAATTCTTATTAGGCAGGATAACTCGTAAAAAATAGGGCGTCCCCTAAGATTGTTTTCTGCAATTGGCACAGAACGGGCATAACTATGGATAAACCACAAGCTATACTTGGTATTGTGCGTCGTTTATACACAATTACCCATTACGATTAGTACAATCCAAACAATTCGCATGCAACATTTAATTATCACCACTATCCACACGGAAAACTACGTTATATTTGCAGCCACCGAAGACTACTCCATGTCAAACCTGCAACGGGAGTGATCAGCTCCACAGGGGGTTCATCTACATACAACCGGCTAAGGTCCTATGTGTTTAACACTTCGCAACAGAGTCGTGATGATACTTCAACTACACAGGTGCCGTAATAGGAGTCCCTGTGTCTAACTTTACATTATTATACCCACTGAGCCAAGTTAGAAGCTCATCGGTAGGATGGTAGGGAAAGAATGATTCAATTCTTATTAGATTGTCTCCCATTTTGCACATCCCACAACACGCACCATCCAGTGCGTGGGTATGTGACGTGGTTAGAAAAATTGAATGCATAATATATTTATATGCTGTGCACATCAAACAACAACTGTTAATTACAGTCAAATATTTACAATGAACCATAAGAAATCCACTGTAGAACGGTGTGTGTTTTGCAACAGTGCATCTCATCATATGACCAGATGTAATAGCAACATGAATGGAAGACGAGAGCTGCTCGATAAAGGATGGAACTGCATGATGCACGACTTTTGTCCTGATTTCCACCTATTGCGCGCAAATGAGTTGCGATATGTCGCATACCATTATGCGCAATACCTCACAGTGGTTCATGGTCCAACCCATAGAACTACCCGACATTATAACCGCAAATATATGTTGAGTCCAATTCCGCTGGATTATTCAAAAAAAAAAATGATTAACGAACTCGTTTACAGATGGAATGGGTTTAAAAAACAGCGTGACCTAGCAAAAACCCCACCAGAGAATTCAGAAGACGGCGAATGCCCTATTTGTTACGAGAATATGAATTCATTTAAATGGTCTTATCACACTTCATCGTGGGAAATAAATCGCGACGACGTCATCACCACGGAGTGCAACCATACATATTGTGCGCGTTGTTGGAACGAACATATCGAAAAGTCTTCTAGATGGACGCATGCTTCAACTAGTAACAATTTGGTGAGATATGTATGTTGTCCAATGTGCAGACATGAAATACCAGCAACCCCATAGACTTTTCATAAGCTGTAGATGTTGGTACCCCTTTTGTCGGCGCATGCACTACATAATGCAATTATGATATAGTGCATTTCTTGCCAACGCATGCCGGTTCTGGTTCTAGTTCTGGTTCTAGTTCTGGTTCTAGTTCTGGTTCAACATATACAGGCTGTGGTTCACGTTGCAAATAATCGTGTATGCCATGACATACCTCTTCTTGGATTGGGTATCGGCATAATGGACATATTTTACTAGCTATATGAGTGACATGCACGTGATCAGTAACCGTACCGTCATCATGATCGACTTGATATGGGTTCTCAATTGTGTTATCTTTACACACATTTGATATACACTTAAAACAAACTCGATTCTTACATCCTTGACAGAAATATAAATAATCATCGACTACCTTTTCATAACATATCGGACACTCATCTGGGTTGGTCTTGCGGTCTTGAGATCCCAACACCTCTTCTATAAACTGTATAACGGTCTCATACTTATCTATAACAGTGTCATAATCTTCAACTGACGATCCATCATCTGACTCTTGATCCGAACCAGATTCTTGGTCCGAAGTAGCATGCTGTGTTTTTATCGCCTCCATCTTTGTCTCAGCGATTCGCAATGGAGTAAATCCTCTGGTGGATGTCAACCGTAAGTTTAGAGTTTTATTAGTCTTTTCAGCATGTCCAAGTAGTGTATCCATCATATCGCTATCACCATTGAATGCCGCCCAATATGCTGCGGTTTCAATCTCATCGTTTGTAGCATTTACATCGGCACCATTTTCCAATAGGAACGTCACAAGATTTTCAACTTTCTGTTTGCTTGCTTCTATAAGAATATCATTTATATTGATTTTTTTCTCAGCCATATAAGTAATCAGATATTTTGACGCAGGTTCAGGTATTTGCTCATTATTAGCATTAAAATAATATTCTGGCCACAGGTCGAGAGATAATCCTACGTGTGACATAATATTTTCTTCAAATGACAGTTTCAACCAGTCTTTCAGTGCTCCTGGTTTGTATTTCCATGCATCTATCTTATTGTGTTTTGGTTTTGGTCCGCCACCAACTCTCTTTCTAGTCTTCCTAGTCTTCCTAGTCTTCCTAGTCTTCCTAACGTTCCTAGTCTTCCTAACGTTCCTAGTCTTCCTAACGTTCCTAGTCTTCCTAGTCTTCCTGCACGATACACATTTCTTGGTTTTCCGATATACCATTATAATACACTTACATAAATAATAATATACGTATTCTATCAAATTCATCCTATCGCCTTATGACGCGAGCAATAAATACAGCCTTTAACGGCCTTCAATGCACATCTCGTCTTATGTCGAACTGTGATCGCCAGACATCTGTTTACAGGTTTTTCATAACCTACAGGTGTTGTCACTCCATTTGTAGGCGCATGCGCTGCATTGGAGATATTAATTCGGGCATAGTTATACTAGGTGCAGATTAAATTACCTACATCAGGGTACTTCAACGACACCTTCGCTGCCAAACGCTCCACCTGCGAAGACATGTCGAAGTCCTCGGGCAAGACCATCTTCACGTTCATGCGCGTTCCGTCTTCGCGTCTTCGCTCGTATACCAGATGCGGCTTGCCGCGGGCTTCGATTAACGAGTAGTACTTCGGGAGCGCGGGCTCTTTTTCTGGGGGCATCTCGCCCTTGTCCAGATACGCCAAGATGTCGATCGCCTGCTGCAACTTCTCCTCGGGAGATACTTTCTCCGACTTGGAGGAGCATAACTGCTTCTTCTTGTTGGCTATTAGTGTCGGATGCTTTTCTACGACGAAATATGTGCGGGTTTTTCCATTTGTACCGTACTCTTCTGGTTTGGGATAATGTATATACTTAGGCAACATATCATGGGTGATCCCCTCGGGGTAGGGGTGGGCGTCTGCCTTTCGTTCTCGTTTCGTACCTTGTTTAATACCATTTTGATTGCTTCGCTGAACTTCTTGAGACACGACCCGTAAGTTATCATATGTATTATTCAATGGGTCTTGATCTATGTGATCCACGCTAACTGTTTTTGTGCCTCTACCGTTCCCGAAGCAGCCTGTTATAATTTGATGGATATATAAGTTATTATTACCTAAAACGTAGCCAGATTTCTGATATGTCCATACTATTTTATTGGTGTGTTTCTTTTCATGGTCTAATATTTTTTCATAAGATTTCGGACAAAGCCTACATATTTTATCTTGATTACACAACATTAAGTATTGCGTTTCATCATTACTGGTTTTAATTTCACACATATAGTTCTTAGTTTCTCCAGCATAACGTCCTCGTGTAACTAAGATTTCATTGTTCAAATATTTTACCACATTATAATTTTGCGTCAACTTGTAAAAACTAGGTTTTGTGAAACATATATTTGCGCTGCGTATATCTGTATTGTCGTCGTTTTTGTAAGTATAGAACTCTGTATGTGGATTAACCCCATGAAAAAACTCTAACAGTGATATGCGTTTATAATTTACCCCATACGTAGGGGTGGTGTCAGTTGGTTTGTGAAATACAAACCTTTTGGAACAGTTTATCAACTTTTCCAGTTGTCTAGTATCAATAATAAATACTGCTTTTGTTGGGTATTCTACCCTCCACATATCATTTTCAATAAATGAATAGATGGGACGAATGTAAGTTCCGTCGCTAATTGTGGTAAGGGTGGAAGTGGCAGGCATGTTGTCTGAAGGATCACTCATATTATAATGTATATAATATGAATCTCTTTAAATAGATATTAAAGCAATTATATATCTAAGAATATATTTCAACTTAATTTGAGTACGCGAGGCCTCCCATACCGCTCATGACACGAAGGACATTGTAGTTAGTGGCATAGACACGAACCTTGGCGGTGTTGGAGTCCTTGACGGTGGCGTTGGAAAGCACCAATTGAAGGGTGGCATTGTCAATACGGGAGAAGTTGCATGTGCCGGAAGGCTGGTGCTCCTCAGGGCGAAGTGCGAAGGAGAAGCAGTTAATACCGGTGTCGGGGTGACGGGTGTGTGCCTGGTAGGGTTGGACGACGTCGAAGTAGGAGCCCTCACGCTCGGAGAAGCGGTCTTGGCCGTTAAGTTGAAGCTTGGCAACAACGACGGGGTTTTGTCCCCAGCAATGCATGTCGAGGGAGGTCTCGGCCATGACGAAGGAACCAGCGTCAGAGACGGCGGACTGTGCTGCGATGGAGAAATCAACGGCTGTGCCGTCATTTGGGGTGGCCTCAGCGGCGCTGGGGTCAGCAAATGCACCGTCCTTGATGAAACCCTCAGCACCGTCGACAGCGGCGGCGGAACCGAAAGCGTGAAGGGCGTTGGGAAGGGCATCGATGGCGTCAGTGTAGTTGAAAGGTTGGGCACCAAGGACCTTGTTAAGGGCGGTGTCGCAGATCAAAGAGCTGCAGTAATCAACGTTGGCGTCAGGTTGGACGACCCAGATAAGCTCCTTACATGGGTGATTGAAGTTGAGTTTGATCTTGTTGGAGGAGGAACCGACAGACTCGTCGCCAGTGAACTGGAGTTGAGTGATGAGGTACTCGTGGGGGTTCTGTGCGAATCTACGGCGCTCATCAGAGTCAAGGAAGACGTAGTCAACATAGAGGGAAGCAGCAACCAAGGATTGGTTGTATGCGATGGTCGCGGTCTTGGCGGTTGCGGCGACACCAGTGTCACATGCAAGTGCGGTGACGGCCCAAAGACATTCATCAATGGGACGTAAGTCCAAGTTGATCTTGACCTCGTGGTATTGGAGGGCGATCAAAGGAAGAGCAAGACCGGGGTTTGTGCAGTACCAGAATTGGAGGGGCACGTAAAGGGTGGTCTCGGGAAGAGCCTTGCGGGGTGCGCAGACTTGACGAGGACCGTTGGCATCACAAGGACCATCGATATCAGCGAAGTTAGGATCGGTGATAAAGGTGAGACCAGTTGTGTTACCAACCATCTTGAAGTAACCCTTTTGTTGGTCGGCAGTCATGGTGAGTTGGTTCCAGATGTGCATCCAGTCACCGTATTGACGGTCAATGCGTTGACCACCAATCTCGACCTCAACTTGAGAGATAAGTTGCTCTCCAGGGAAGTCTAACCAACGAGCAAAAACATCGGTAGAACCGTTGGCGCTCATTTGCTGGTTGATCTCTGGCAAGGTAACTTGCAAGTAGGTGCGGTAAGCAAGATCACCATTACGGCTGATTGTGCATGTGACACGACGACCAAAGTCGGCTTGTCCGTTGAATGTTTGTTCGATAGATTCAATGGCAAAGTTAGTATACCTGCGGTAGGTAACCTTCCAGAAGGTAATCTGAGGATTACCGGTCAAGTAAACGTCTTGTGCGCCGTAGGCGACGAGTTGCATAAGGCCTCCTCCCATTGTAGTTATACTATTGGTAAAGATAAAAAATCCGAGAAAAACGCCTAAATACCCTGAATATACCGCTTATTTGAAAGTTGTGATTATATTCATATTTTGTGTTACAAACGATTCTAGGTAAGAACATTCGAATATTTCTTTGCGGTTATCATGTGGTTTTGTAAATACATAGTTATCCTTTTTTTTTCGTACAGTCCATCCATCATTGATCGCATTATAAACGAAAGACATTCTTGCAATAGTAGATGCGTCTATTGTGGTAAGGTCATTCGAAGATACTGTATGAACTATATCCATAATCTATATTGTGTACATAGCATTTCTCTCTCATTTTTACGATGGATGCTATATAGATAGTAGTAATATATGTTATAACTAAATAGAGTTATTCGCGTATACTTAGTATTAACATCGTTGTCTGTTGTATGCCATCATTCAAACCAAAGACAGACAAAAAGATCATAGTAAGTGAGAAAAGCATCATAACTCTCGATGGAAAACACTCTGAAAAAATAACCAAGTTTTCACAAGATGAAGTTCGCATTCAAGAACTTACTGCGGAGTTGAGAACGGTGAAAGAGAAGTATTCTAGATATGTTATCACCGCTGTTTCAGGACAAAGGTTAGATCAACAATTAGAGCGGGCTGATAGGATAAGTGCTATCAAGGCCGAAATACGGTCGTTAAAGAAAACCAAGTCGGATTATTTTCTAGGAAACTCTAAATATGTGTTCGATTACTTTGAAAATAAGAAAAAGATATCGGACGGTAGTGATAATATAGTTCCAAATAAAAAGTTGGATGTATTTTTTAAGCTAAATACAGATGCGGAGAATATTGTTCGTAGTATGGAGAATAATAACCAGACAATCATTCAAAAATATTTGTCGAATATCGATACTAACTTTTTAGATGTGGATAAATATGTATATCCAACAGATATATGCAAGTCTTGTTACAAGGGTGAGTTGATACCAATCGAAGACGAAGGGGTTATGATCTGTAATGAATGTAGCAATAGTGTTAAATATCTCATTGAAAATGATAAACCATCTTATAAAGAACCTCCTAAAGAAGTGTGTTTCTATGCGTATAAGAAGATCAATCATTTCAAAGAGATTTTGTCACAATTTCAAGGTAAAGAGACGACTCAGATTCCTGCTGAGGTGATAGAGAATCTAAAACTTCAGATTAAGAAAGAGCGTATTAACCTGACTGACCTCACATATTACAAGTGTAAAGACCTGTTGAAGAAGTTAGGATATAACAAATACTACGAACACATTAATTTTATCAAGAACAAGTTAGGGATTCAACCAGTGTTGATAAGCCAAGAGTTGGAAAAAACATTGTGTAATTTTTTTATGGAAATTCAGTATCCGTATGCAAAACATTGTCCCGATTATCGTGTGAACTTTCTACATTACTACTATGTAGTGTATAAACTATTTGAACTTCTCGACCAAATTATTTATTTAGAACATATTCCTATGCTAAAAGATCGTGAAAAACTAATAGAACAGGATTCTATTTGGAAAAAAATATGCGATGAATTAGACTGGGAATTTATACCTACAATATAGGAATACACCTGAAAAGAAGTATATATGAAAGAATTATTCCATATATACACCAATTAACTACTACCATTCGACTTAGAGGCCTCCAGGGAAGCCAACAAGGTTAGCACCAATACCGAATCCGGCACCAGAGCGAGTGGTTACACCCATACTAGGAATGTAGGTATCCAAAATGCTAAATGTTGCAGCAGCAGTCAAAGCAAGAAGACCGATTTCCTCCATGTTCAAAGACCTCTTGGGGATTGCGTATGCGGCGATGGCTACCATAAGACCTTCAACAAGATATTTAATGACACGTTTTATCAACTCAGTGGCGTCAAACATTGTATTATATGTATTGTTGAGAAAATATTTCGAGATATATGTGTTTAGATAGTAAATACTCACTAAATATAGGCATCTCACTGATTGTCGTATTTCAAAGAACTTAGATATACCGTTCTCTGTAATACATAATGTCGTCGACCACCTCAACTTCATCTGCTTTTCCTAGAAAACTAAAAGAGGACGGAACTCCAAATACAAAATATGTTGATGTACTAGATGAAGATAAGCCAATCGCAAACCAGAAGTTTGCTTGTGTTTCATTCGTATCTCCAGAGACTACGCTAAAGAGTAAAAATATTTTTTTCTTTGAAAAGTTTTTGAAGGAATATGAGTTATCTAAATCTATGGAAAAGTATCATCAGTTTTTAAACTTCTTGAGTTTCAAATACAATCTTTCAACCGAAGCACTCATCGAGGACTTTAAAGGGTTTGCTAAAGATGAGATTGACACTCTAAAAGATACTACAGTAGACATCGACTACAAAAACTTTATTGATGCTAAAGAGGAACAACTTGATGCAGAGTTTTTACGCGTGCACAATTTCCAAACCTCTGTGAGAGGTCTAAAAGTGCGTGGCGTATACCCTTCGCTGGAAGAAGCAGAACTTAGATGCAAGATGTTGCGTGAAATAGATCCTAACCACGATGTGTATGTAGGACCAATCGGTATGTGGATGCCATGGGAACCTGATGCATACAAGACGGGGCGTGTCGAATATTTGGAAGACGAACTAAATAAACTTATGCAAGAGAAAGTTAAAAATCAAGATTTTGCTAAACTAGCATTCGAACAGCGTGTAAAAGATACCAAGACAGAGGCCATTAGGGATAATGTTCAGAAGGCAGAACTACACAATACTGTCCTCACACAAGACGTAGATGAAGATGGTAATCTCATTTCCATTGGAGGTATTAATAGCCAAGAGGCAGTGTTAGGAGGTTCAAAGGAAGAAGTTTCCGTAGGAGACATTCGTTCCGAACTTTTCGAAGGCGAAGATATAGTTACCGATCTAAACACCGACAGAGGCCTTTCTAGTATTATTACTGGTGCACCAGATAATACAACACTCAAAGTTGGTGGAGGTGGCAAGTCGTCAGATGAAGCGTAAACCGTTGGCATCATTTGAAAATTGATATTTATTATATGATAGTATGTTCTACATGATATCATATTAATACGTAATTAGGGTTACCATTTGGACTTTTTAACATTAATAGTCTGACCTGCACCACGCTTTTTACTTGTGGATGGATCGTACTTTTCATCTTCGTCATCTGAACCCATGTTTTTAGATAAATCCCAAAACTCTTTTGACCCTAACCGAAAGTCATTGTGTGAATCGGCTTTGTACCAAAAAACTTGGTCACTAAGTTTGTTTGACTTTGAATTGTTGTTAATAACAAGACATTCATAGTTTTCAGTGCATTGATCCATAACCTGACAGAATGATTCAAGTGTAGGAAACATGCCCGCATAATTTTCATAAATGCGCTTTCGGTTCGCGATATACGGCTCACGCAGGATAAACACATAATCGATATTGGTACGCAATGTCGGAGGGACACCCAACGGATATTGCATAGTGATGATGAGCATCACCTTCCAATGACGTCCATTCATGAAAAGAAGTCGCATTAGTTTATCTCGAGACCAAGAAGCGTCATACAAACAATCGTCTAGTATAACAAACGTCCGTGGGTCAATTGTAGAACGCTTCTTGGTCTCAAGTTCTTTTTTGATTTGTTTTAGCACTCCTTTTTGCCGTTTAAGTATATTTTCAATAATACCTGAACTATACTCGGTGTGAATAAACAGACGCGGAACAAGTTTTCCATAAAATCCGTTGCCTTCTTCTGTTCCTGCGATTACAACACCGATCGGTATGTCTTGATGGTAATATAGCAAATCGCGAACTAAAAAACTTTTTCCAGTATCTCTTCTTCCTATAAGAACACAAACGGGTCCTTTTGACTCATCTGGTTTAAAACTAATCGTTTTCATGCTAAACTTTTTAAGTTCGAGCGTCATATAGTAAATCGGTATAGTATAATATATCATGTCTATTCTAATTGATTGTCTCGAACGCATATGTATTGTCAAAAATTAAAGCGTTTATACGGACAGTTATAAATATTTATAGTGGATAATGAACTCTCATACTGATTCTTCTTGTCGGGTTAACTACAGCAAACGTCGAAATCACGAACTTTTCAACCAACTTAAGGAAGAAACCTTTATGGAAATGGAATATATCCAAAACTATATACCCATCTATGACAGGTTTTTTGAAATGAACGAAACCAACTGCGATTCTGTAAATATGCAGTCATCTCTACATATAAGCAAGATTGTTGAAAAAGAAACGCCTGTGATATATCGTGCCGAGTTGATGAATGAAAACGGAAAAAAAACTACAAAATCCATATTTTGTAAGATTGTGCCATTAACAGACCCATACAAGTTTTTAACAGGAAAGACGTTTCATAACAATGATATATTCGATCTACCCACATATACCGACGCACATGCATCAGCACCTTGTATACTTGATACAAACAACAGTGCCTATGTAGACGGATTGTTCACCTATTTTACATCAACTCTCCAGGAACACACAAACTTTGTGCACGGCGTTCCTTATTATGGTGCATTCATTGGAGTAAAACGCAATATGCCTGTAAATATATACGATGATTTAGAATACCTACATGGTTCCACCTTTTTTAATACACACAAGAACGTTGATTTTCAGGTAGAAGATTATTCACTATTCATCAACGATATTATCGAAACGGGCACTGCAAAAAATGGACGAATGCCACCCATATCTATCACATCTGTAATGGACAACTCAGATGTCAATATAGACCAGAATGTATCAGACATCGGTGATATAGCATACGACGACCTTTTCGAGACATTAGAGAATACTGAAACATCAAATATCATATCACTAGATGATTTAGTTGCAACTGACCTAGAAATAATTGAAACTAATACAGATACATCCACCAAATTAATTACAGAAGATATGGACTCTGATATGAACATTTGCGACGATGATTCTTCGTCAAGTTGTTCGTCGCGAACATCATGCACCTCAGGAAGTGATGAAGACGGAGATGAAACTGATAGTGGTTCAAGCGATGAATGGAGTGACGAATCAGGTTCTGATGACGATGAACCCATTGTACTAGCCACTATCCCCCGTTTCCCAGTGGAAGTAGTTTTCATGGAAAAAATGGAATACACTCTAGACACACTTATCGCCAGCGAAGAATTATCAGATGATGAATGGATTAGTATCTTCATGCAAGTAATTATGACATTACTCACATACCAAAAGGTCTTTTCATTTACCCATAACGACCTACATAGCAGTAATATTATGTTTAACGAAACCAACAAGGCATTCCTGTTGTACAAGTTCGGAAACTCATACTATAAAGTTCCTACTTTTGGTCGTATTGCTAAAATAATTGATTTTGGACGCAGTATCTATACATACAACGACATGGTCATGTGTAGTGATAGTTTTAAACCTGGGGCAGACGCATCCACACAATATAATACAGAACCCTACTATAATAGTGACAAACCACGTATAGACCCAAACTTCAGTTTTGACCTGTGCAGACTAGCATGCTCAATTTATGACGATGTTGAAGATGAAACAGAATCTGATCCCAACAATAAAATTATGAAAATCATCAAGGAATGGTGCATGGACGACGCAGGGAGAAACGTACTATACAAATCAAATGGCGATGAGAGATATCCATCCTTCAAACTGTACAAGATGATTGCGCGTCACGTGCATCGACACACCCCTGAAGCACAATTGCAAAGACCAGAGTTTTCGCAGTTTGTAGTGAAAAAGAAGGACATCTCATCAAAGCACATAGGACATGTCATGGACATTGACAACTTTCCTGTTTTGAAAACGAAACTTGAAAATACCACGAAAGAATTGAAATAAATTGGCATACAGTAACCATGAACATATAACAAAAGACAACAGTCTTAATCATGAGCACGATTTATAGGTTCGGAACCCCAACAATACCTGAATATGTTACACATTCTATCAGAAATAATAAAATATATGACCCATGTGAGATGTGTGATGCGGCCAATGTCATCGATACATGTAACAAATGCGGTTCGGGGGTATGTGATGACAAGATTTGTAGTTTAGACTTCCCACATTGGCATGACACAACGCTTATTATATGTGCATCATGTGTTGAAAAAATCAACAAAAAACTGATACCATTGATTGATTTGGGAAAACTGCAGTTACTCAAAGCAAAGATTAAAAACAACGCTACCACATCTTCTGTAAGAACACACTCTAGATCTAGATCTTCTGGTTCGTCTATATCATCGGAAGAAACTGTCTATAGCGAAATGACTGAAAATAGGTAATATTACATGGAACCTCTATAAGGATCTATGTAATACATAATTATTGCTACATATTGTATTTTTCTATTTACGATAAGGCAAAATTAAAATGATGGTTTGTCGGTAAAAACTTGGGTCGGACTGGCATTGCTACCACCAGATATAGATCCAACTTTATCGCCTAACTCGCCAACAATAGGAGAAAACTGTTGATATAATGCTGTTCCAGCAATAACACTACTAAAAACCATTATACTCCGTCTCACAATCGCCTTCATGTCGGGACGCTCTTTTTGAACCATTTTAGCATCTGCAATTTGAATAATCGCATACATCACAACAGTAATGGCAGCAATTAAATAGGTGTTCATTTATCTAGTTTAGTATAAACTTATATGGAATACAACGCAGAAGTAACATATCGATATTATTATTCTAAAACCTCAATATCATCTAGTAACGGAGGGAGAATATTGATCCGAGGCTCGTCGATAGTTTGAATATCCATATCGTCAAGTTTAATGTTATTGGTTGAAATAACAAGTTTATCATCATCATATTCCTCATTATCTTCTGCAAGAGCCGCCGCATGACGCGTATCGCTAATTTCTTGTAAGCGTGAAATATTCTTGGGAGCATCTATTTCAAACTCATTTTTATTTACATCTACAGCCTTATCAATATCGTTAAATGTAAGGGTAACCGGTTCGGAGTGAGTAGTTGACTCAATAGCATTAGGTGTATTAACTAATACTGGGGTATCAGACACTAGAGGCTCTGTTGAAATATTACTAACCTCTGGCTCAGGAGTAATATCTTCTTCCTTTATTTCTTCGGTTATATCTTCCTCTGTTGTCTCATCCATATAACACTTCAGGATAGTTTCCACAGGAATACTCTCGCGTATCGTATTAAGGATACACTCTTGGACAATCATCTCAACTTCACGATTGTTTTTCTGTCGTTGTAATGGAGGAACATCGATGTCGAAGAGATATACATTTCTGTATATTTGTCTCGCTGAGTTAATGTAACATTTGTGACAAAACTCGTTCACATCCATCACATTAAGATCAACCTTCTTTTGCTTTTGGCCAACACGAGCAGCAGTCAAAATCTTCAACTGAATTACATGTATACATGTAATCAGGTCTTCGAGATAATTACACCCACTTTTTTCAATAATTCGGCTTGTCTCTGATTTAACAATCTCAATGTTCCACTTAGGAATACGGGCAATTAGATTTTGAAATGTCATCAGATATTTGTCAACTTCATCATTTTCGCGACACAGAACAAGACTTTCCTCCAATATTGATCTAAAACCATCGATAATATGTGGAGCAAGAATCGTAAGCAACCTTGAAGCCCACTCGTTCTTTGACTCATGAAGACCGCTTACTGTAAAATCATCCATTTACATAAGCAGCATATTTTCTAAAGTGTCAGTTGAACGTAAAAATAATGCATATAATAGAAAAAACATCGACATTGTTTCGCTTCGAAACTCTCGCTTCACCTGATTATACCGAAACATCGCAGTATGCTTTTTATAGTTGTCAATCTGAAACGAATTTCTACTTTCGATTATAGATACAATATTGGCTACACAGAAAGCATTGTCATAAAGAGTTTCTACACACTCTCGTATCATATCAGTTGTAGTATTCTTACTCAAATCCGTCAAAAGACGTCGCAACGTTGTCTGGCGTGATGTATCCGCCCGAATATGACTAAAGGTTGCATCCACATTATATTTGTATAGATTTTTAGAAACCCCTTCAATTATAGGAAGAGGAACATATATCTCGCAAAAACGTGACAAAATTGGTTTTAATAACTTATATTTGTCCTCAACTATAATAAAAAAACGGGTGGTGTGGCTAAACACTTCGATACATCTGCGCAGCGCAGACTGCGCATCGATTGTCAACTTGTCGGCATTCATAAGGATAATGCTCTTAAATAGATGACCACCTCGCGTGTTAATATGCGTCTTTGCAAAATGCTTCAAATCTTCACGTATAAATTTAATCCCTTTCCCTTGCGCACAGTTCACACGCATCACATAATCCTTAATCGTCTGCTTGTCATTATGATAAATATTGGATATGAAGTTAGTCATAATTGTTCGCTTACCCGAACCAGATGCCCCATGGAATATGATATGCGGAATGGTATGGGTTTCTATAAAACCGTTCAGGCGAGTACCAATGTCCTGATGTAGTTCCATATTTCTCTCTAGAGATGGTGTATACTATTTGGTATGCACCATTTATATTCTTATTGTCAGTACTACTGTCTTAACTTACCTTCGACGGGAAACTCTGTTATATCTCTTGCTAGACTTCGCTGAACGACAAACCTTCTTCGATTTTCGAACACGCTTCCCTCTTCTCGTCTTTCTTCCTTTTGTCTTTCTTCCTTTTTTGGAACGACGTCCAATACGACGACCACCGAAAGGAGCGCTGGAGGATCTTTTCGTAGGTATTTTAATAGGAACAGTAGGGCTTCCACTGCGTTTTGCGTCAGCAATTTCGCCTTCTATATCCAGTGCATAGACAGACTCAAATCTTTTCTTATCAGCTGGAGATGCTTCCCCACTTCTAATGTGTCGAATATCAGCCTTTTTTTGTGCTAGATATTCCTCACTTGGAGCAGCACTGCTGTTGCTACCATTGCTTTTGCGTCGGGCTGCTGCTGCAGCAGCCCAGTCTTCTGTAGTAGCGTCTTTTCCAAGCGAACTCATATCGTATATATAGTATACCTTTACATAAAATTTCCAATATCGTCATCGTCGTCGGGGCGCATCACGTCGCCGAGCGGGACAAACCAATCGGTCTCCTCTAAATAATTGAGAATATAGGCGACGAACTGTTTTCCATGCGTCCACGCATCTGTGCCTAAACGCATCGATGTATCGAGGTCTGTTTGCATTTGTACTCTATTTCCACATTTGTTTCTTTTGTGGAATACGAGGTTGCTAAAAACAATCATCATACAAGATTGACTTTAAAAATATAGATGGAGAGAGAACACCTACATGTTCCCAGCGGAAGTCAGACTATGTGTGTAGGGGTTCGACTTGAACGCGGTAAGCAGGTCGGGTGCCATGCGTTCGACGGCCACGTTCTGTTGGTAGCCTTGGGGTTCGGTGAATTTTCCGTACATCTCTTTGGACATGGACTGGGAAGGCATGTTCGAAGGCGCCCACATGCGGTTATTGTCGCGGTCGTGTTCATTCTTGGCCACAGACACGTTCACACTCCCGTTAAACATTTGTGTGTTACCATGGTTCGTGCGGCCTACGATGGACTTCTCCTTGGATTCGTTGTTCACTTGGTTGTAGGCGGCTCCGTAGTGTTGCGCTCCGTGTGTGGTTCCTGCGCCACCAACACCGTTTATAGCACTCTGATTGGTGGTGTCACGTTGATTAGGAATAGGTTGATGTTGTGTAACAAGATATGCATCTCCAGATTGGTTTTGAATATAGGTATCGGGAGAGAACATGGTGGTCTCCTTGGTAGTGGTGGGAAGGACATCGTTGGGGTCCACAATGGGTGCACGCTCCACTCTGGACCCAGCGTCACCATAGATGCGCACGTTGTCAATAACCTCTTGTTTTTTAGTTGGTCTAAACATGTCGGTCAATGGAGAGATAACCGCACCGATCGCGGTGGTTAGCCCGCTTCCAAATATACGTTCTCTTCCAGACTCGTTATCGACGGAACGATTTGTGGTTACATTGTTATAACTCTTCTTAACTCTAGTAGTGTCAGTGCCTTGATTATATCCAGTAGGATTCGTAATGGGCTGTGCAGGCAGTTGCACACGGTCGGATGCCTCATAGTTGCCCGGAAGGTACGCGGCCGTGCGCTCGCCTGCGGGCGCGGCGATGCCTGCGTAAGACTGGCTCGTCATGCGCGCAGTATCGTGCACCTCCTGTTGCGATCTCGCAGTGGGTGCCTTCTCCTCGCCAGTAGTCTTGAGCCATCTATCTTGGGTTTGTACGAAGTAGGTGTCAGGCTTATGTTGTTCCATCTTACCCATGATACCAGTGTTTTTGATAATCGAGTTGGCGGGGCCTTGATGACCAGCAAGAGAGTATTCCATCTTGGGGTTGGTTGCTGCACGGAGTTCGTTAACACTTTTTGGCATGTATTTGTCGCGTGACTCCATACCTGAGTTGAACCCACCCTGACCAGCAGTGTTATATCCACCATTGAGTGCGGGTGCGACCATCTCGCTTTCAAATGGCTTAACATTATTACGAGACAGACCTGGATTGGTACGTGACTGCATGAAGTCGGTAACATTGGGTGCACCAGATGCCCACTGCACATTGTCTTCTGGTTTGAAGAGCGGTGCCTGTTCCACTTTTTTGGTAGCGGCAGATCCGCCACCAGTCATGTTGTCCAGCATGGAATCACTGTATTGTCCCTCCATGGTTTGCTGTGTAGCACGACCACCATAAAATGGTGTCATATTATTATGTTTAAAGTTGGTTTCATCCACATAATTTCCTGTGAGGGAATAGGTTTGACGTATCGTGTTACTGGTTGGCGTTCCTCGAACAGAATCTTGGTAATACTTGTTTTGGTCAAAGTATTTTGCTGCTGCAGTGTTGGAAGACGTATGCGCATGCGTTGCATACGGGTCAGACTTTCTCTGCTGGATGTCTTGGCCACGCTGCTGTTGCTGTGGAACGGGATAGGAATCAGGAACTGACCCAGGAACAGTATTACCTCTGTTCATATTTGTGTATCCTTCTGCCGGTTTGTCGCGTGTTCTGGTTCTTTGTTTTGTCTTTGTCTTATCTGGTTCTTCGCCCATAGAGTAGGCTAATCCGCCAAGGGCAATCATAGGGATAATGGCCTCCATGTATATAATGTATAAGTAGATTAATATGTAACGAATCTACTTATTCTAAATAAGAGTGTTTGAGGATTATTTCTTATTGGTTGGTGCATGTGCAGGAAGAAGAAACTGAAGTGTAAGAGGTTGCTGTATTTTGGGTTGTGTGTAATGATCTTTCTCTAAGATACGTGTGCTAACATTGGTTCTGAACGGTTGAAAGATGTTTGACTGAGGGTCAACGAATGTTGGGTCACCATGTTGCATGGTTGCTTGGTCGCGCAACTCCCATGCGGGGTTAGTGGCTCGCGGTTGGTCAGTAGTAAGTGCGACATTCGATGGAAAATTATTGGTATCTACGACGGGTGTGGAACGTGTATATTCGTCCTTTCCTAAACAGTCGCGTCCAGATTGTCTGAGGCCTTTGAGCGAACCCTCGATCGTGACTGAGTTATTTGCTAGATTTGCTCCCCATTTCTGAAGTCGAATGTGTGGGTCTTCCATATATGACGGTGCAGTTCCATTTCCAGGTACATTCATCATATAGTCACACGGACCTGTAGATTGTCTGAGTTGATCTTCTTTTCGCGCTATGTCGTCTCTAAATCTAGTAGATGCCATGTATATATAGTAGGTGTAGGAATTATTACAGAGGCCTACACGATTAGGAACTTGGTAGTGGCGCGAGGCATAGTTTTATTTCACCTAGGGATGCGACATTATACTTCACCACAAGGGGTAAATCGTTCTCAAGATAAACTTCAATCTGTGAACACAAATTTGTACATTTGATAAAATATCCTAGATTCTTAAGTGAAAACTCTCCTTGAACAATCTTAGATGAATCTTGTTTCAATAAGAATGCCATACTTCCATCGGCTTCGGCGCGATGTATTTCAGCAGACGCAAACTGTCCAGCACACCTAAAAATCAGTTCGTTGCCGACTGATTTGATTTCAATCTTATCTGAAATGCATGAAAGATCGCGAATAATCTTTTGAAAGTCCACTGCAGGTAAGTTGATGATAGATGAAAAGTTTACATCAGGATACTGGAGTTCTTCCGTATCCGGTTCGATAAGGCGCAACTTCTGTGTCTTACACTGTTTGATGTCGCCATTTTCAAACTTAAGAGTGAGATGCGAAACGACGCCGTCAGCATAGTCATCGTTTTCGATGTACATGGTGAGAGTATCGTCATTATCAATTGAATTAATCAACTTGAATAAGTGAAACATATTGACACCAATGATGATTTTCTCTTTTTTACACTCATAGAACTCGAAATTGGGTGCGGCAAGATGCATGTGAGCAAGAACCGTATGACTTTTATCCATATTGATTATACGTATTCCATCTGCCTGGAAGGTAATATTCGTTTCCAAAAGGATGTCCTTTAATGCGGTCATTAAAGTTCGAAATGGAGATATTTGAACAGTTTTTAGCGTCAACACATTGTTTTCAGTCTCGGTTGACATGATTGGGATATGAGTAATCTCTGTGAAAATCTTTATATTCTTACGCACCTGTTGTATATTTAACGCAGTATTGTGAAATGCGTATATATGTTCCAGAATAAATACTATAGATGTGTATATACCCCAGTAGAGAGAGAGAACCAATGGAATCACCTCACACAACAACTGGAAACCTAATTGAATTGGGATGCAATAAGTTTATTCATGAACCAATGGAGAAGATTAAACAGATACTTCAGATACTTACTCAGATTGTGATTTGTATCATGATCATTGTAGTTATGCCATGTTTAACTATCATACTATTGACTTGTTATTTTGCATTTACCTTCATGAATGAAAAGTTTAATACATATAAGTCTCTTATCCGCATTCTTAAGAGCGTTACAGGTAATGAAGATTCCAACTTTATGAACTATGGATACTGGGACAAGTCAACCATGACACTCAAAGATGCCAATCGACGACTGTGTAAAATGATCTATACGAAAGGGACTCTAAAGAACGCAGATAGAATACTAGACATCGGATGTGGGTATGGAGAACAAGACTTCTACTGGGCGCACAAAATCAAAGGCCGCATCGAAGGTATAGACATTGACGAAACATCGATCCGGTCTGCCCAAGCGGAATCGCGCAATGCTGCTAAAAAGGGAGATAATCGCAGAAACATCAAGTTTGAAACAGGTAATGCATGCATGATTGACCGGAAAGACGCTACATATGATAGAGTTGTCTCTCTAGAATCGGCTTTTCATTATATTCCTAGAGAGAACTTCTTTCGGGAAGCCTATAGAGTACTTAAGAAGGGAGGAAAACTTGTTATGGCTGATATTCTTTACAATGATACTACTAGCATAAATATATTCAATACGATGAATCGAAATGCATTTAGCGAAATGTTCGCCATCCCAGACGCAAATAAAATAGGCATTCGTGAATACACAAAACAATTAGAAGATATAGGATTTCGTGTAAAGATAGAAGATATTAGTGATAAGACATTCAAACCATACTATAAATATTTTTTTGATAACCTGACATGTCCTGACAATTTTGGTCTTCCATCACCTATTTTTAGCATGTTGCGATACGCAGCACAAATATATATTAACAACTTGTGTGGAGGAACGAATGGATTTACTTATGTGATTGCAGTGTGTGAAAAGAGAGACGACTAAATATATTGCCACTGATATACACAATATATACCATATTATGATATAAACATATATCGATATGTTAAAAAAACTCATACCTCACATCATGTCCGACATTGTAAATTATTCCACAGAATGTTCAGACCTTCTAGAAAAAATTATGGGACAATGTAAGAATAACGAATATATGAGAACACGGCTTCAACTACACTTGACTACTATTCTACCGACTACCCTTGCAACCGAAAATCGGGTTCACGAAGAGAACTCACAGCGCAAGATACTGCTTGAACAGGAACTAAAATCATTCAAGACCGTATTCTTGGTGAACAATCCATACTATTACTTACCTACGTCGAACACCTTTTATCGATATGATGGAATTAACTATACAAATGTAAAAGAGGACGATATCATTTATCATCTTCTCTCTACAATCACATATGACAATACTGCTCTCATGGATTGGAAACACAAGACAAAAATAAGTCTTATCAGAAAGATAAAAGATCGTCATCTATTCAAGCAATTGCTCCCAGAAACAAAGACAATCCAAAAAGTACTTACCGCGTTATCGCCAAATTATTTCTTGACGCGAAATGAGGCCAAGTACTTTCTCACATGCATTGGTGACAATATTCTGAAAAAAACCACAGAATGCACATACTACGTCTCTCCGGCAGCCAAGCAAAACCTTGCAAAACTAGACCTTCTTTATGGTATGATTGAAGGTCATGCTAACTTAACTGGAAACTTCATCACCAAATATTGTGATACGGTAAGTTTGACCAACTGTAGACTGATACGCATGCGCAACAGTTCTTCTCTCGCCGACAACTGGTTTGAGATGCTCAAAGAAAATGCATTAAACTTGCTATGTGTTGCAGCGCACTACTCCAACGCTAATACGCATGCAGACGCGTTCCTAGACAAACGAGAAGAGTTACGCAGTTATGCACTCTTCATGAAAAATAACACTCCTCAACAAATGGTTGACAAATTCTGCAACGAATGCGTTACGGTGGGAAACGACGAAGCCATCGTGGCACATCCTAAACTAAAGGCTGTCATGACGTGGCGCAACGTGCAATACATATGGAAAAGGTTCAGATCAGACTTTGCGTTACCACGAGTGGTAAGCAACACTACGTTAAAAACACTACTCATGGAAAAATATACGTACGATACAGAAACAGACACGTTCCCTAATTTGACAAGCAAACATCTCCCAGTGGTTAGTGATTTTATGACATTTTGGACTGCAACCATGAAGCCATCGGTAACTAATAATAAGACTGCAAACGATTACGAGGTCGACGAAATATCCGCATTGTTTCAGGCATTTCTTCTTGAAAATAAAGAGACGTGTATGTCAAATGGACGTATTATCGATGACGATATTCTGAATATTTTACGATACTACTATACCGACGTGGAAATAGCAGCCAACAAGTTTATTCTGCGAATGGAATGTTCCATGTGGAACAAGACCAGTGCGGTAATCAGCATTCTGGAATGCGCTAGAGGACATTTCAAAACACATCTCGCTGACAGTGATGACCGAACTATCGCATTTGAGGATATTTATACTTACTATTTGAAAAACAGAACGGTTTCGTTCGCTATGGGGAAGGCGTACTTTGAAAAATGTTTGAATTATTTATTGAAGGGATATATTGCATATACGCATGTAGTCAGCGAAAAATGGCTAGATGAAATAGAACCTACCAACAAAATATCCTCACATAAATTGAATGAAGTTTGATAAAAACCTTTATGTATCATCCCTTTGTAGACAATATGTCATCAACATCTACACGTTCTAACATGCGTCGCCGTAATAGCCAAGAAACAAGTGATTATTCCGATAATGAATCGGATAAAAGTGTCTCGACTAATAGAACTCAATCCACTAGCAGCAGCAGGAAGCGCAGTCGCACAAATAGTAACGCCAGCATTCGTCGATATAGCGACGACGAACACGATATCCACAGTCAATGCACAGACAGTGAAGAAGAAAAACACGTCGATGCTATTGACTATGAGACAGACTTAATAGACTTAACCCAAATAGACGAGGAATACGAACGCGAAATGTCTAAGGTATATCGACAGTTTGGAGAGTTTATCAAACTACATGCAACCAGTTGTCTCCCTTATATCAAACAGGTATTCGCTGTATCCAGCATATACCTCTTCTGGATTGCGTTGCATTTCGTAACCGCGCAACTGTATGTACAGTTCTGTGCGTACCCATCTCTATACGGATTCTTGCTATCGCCATTCCTCATCTCCTCGCCGCACTGCGCTGCGATGCGCTGGATATTCACCAAGGGAGGAACTCTCCTCGATGGAATGTGGATCATCCTTGGAACATGGTTGTGTTCCAAAGTATTATACCGTGATGTCTAACCTAATCAACTAATCAACTAATCAACTAATAAAAATAAAATATATATATTGTTTATTTTTATTGTAAGGATAATTTTTGGAAAGTTGTGGGAAGAGTTCCCCCATTTATAAATTTACTTTTCCCAAAAGTCTCTCAACAAAGTACAAAACGACATTTATTTTTGTCGTTTTACAAATTTCTTGAGGACTTTTGAACTTTACTTTTTTTAAATTCTTATGCTAACAAACCTTGGGGTACTTTTCATGTTTTGCTGCATAAGAGAAATTTTCGTTGATTTTGACGAGTATTTAATGCCCTTTTATATGTACGTACTTTAGAACAACTTTAGAACAATATGAGTACTATTAGAACAAAAAACGTAGATAAAAAGGGCATTATATTTAAGTGTGAAAAATGTGACTATATATGCAGTAATAAATATCACTACAATAGACATCTATCTACTGCAAAGCATAGAATTAGAACAGGTTTAGAACAAATGCCCGAAAAACGTAGTACTGAATGTACTACATGTAACATCGTCTTCCAAACTACAACTGAATTAAAGCGTCACATGACAACAGGGAAACACAATAATGTATCTAAAAAAGGGCAACCTGATAGTGATAGTATTAGTATAACAAATACTGAAGTAGGCATTAAGTATTCATGTGACTGTGGAAATATATATAATAGTCGCAGTGCATTATGGTATCATAAAAAAAAATGTACGCATCATATCGAACCCTCCAATAACAGTCCTCCTCCCGAAAACATAGTTCATGAAAGTATAAGTGATACTACTCTCCTGAAATGTTTTCAGACGATGATGGAAACACAAATGTCAGCGCAAACGGCTGCAATAGAGCAGGCTGCAGTTATACAGGCGAAACGCGATGAGGCTACATCAGAGCAGACCCGCTTGCTAGTCGAAGCGATAACTCTAAATGGTCCGCAATGTATCACAAATAACAATACGACGAATAATAATCAGTTTAATCTAAATGTGTTTCTCAACGAAGACTGCAAAGATGCGTATACGTTGAAAGAAGTGATGGATTCCATCGAGTGTACAGTCACGGATTTGGACCGTATGGATCATGATGGATACGTGGCTACGATAACCCGTAAGATTTTGGAGTCGATACAGGACATGGCTATTACAGAGAGACCGATACACTGCACAGATGCGCGGCGCAATACGGTATGCGTGAAAGATGCTACGGGATGGGAAAAAAATGATAAGGCTATGAAAATGTTGGCTAATTCTGTCTTTTTGGTAGGTCGCAAGTTGGGGCGCATGGTAGATGACTGGAGAGTAGTGTACCCAGACCATTTCCGAGGAACCGTCTCTCGGCGTGAGCAGTATCACAGATTAGTTACAGATATTATGAGGGTGAATGATTTGGATGTAGAGGCTCGCATCACAAGTAAGGTATGTAAGGGTGTTATTCTGGACCGCAAGTCCATTATGGATCGTTAAATATCGAATACTTACTTACATCCAATCATAAAAGAGGATAATGATAATACAGGTGCTGGGAATACTCGTTGCATATACGCATCCATGGCCTCTTTTCTCTCTGCATTGGATATATCACTCTTTAACTTGCGGAACAGCCATGCATTCACACTGGTAGGATTCAACGTCTCAGCGATAAGATTATTCACTACTATTACACAATGTTTGTTTTCTAATAACACGTTGTACAAAGTCTCTCCAGTATATTCCATCTTATAGATAGTTTCATTAAACTCACTCTTATCCAAGAACTCGCGAGCCTGAACCATATGATTATTAAACATGATTTTGTGGTTTGCTGATATGATCGTGTCGCGACAGGGGACGTGTTCGGAAAACGCACCCTTCTCGATCATAACCACGTAGTTTTCAATACTGGTTGTTTCGGTTATCCCTTCAATCTTGTTTGCGTTAATTGTATGTTTCTCAGGATCAATCTTGTCGATATCTATCTCGCCCTGATCCGTGAGGACGGGCGTACCCGCTGGGAAACAGATGGGTGCGGGTGCGAGTGGGGGAGCGTATAACTTGTAAACGCGCACGTGACCTGCAGCGTAACCGGCGCCGTCATTATATGGCGCCCCGATGGCGACGACGGAGCCGTCGCTGCTTAACGACACGGAATAGCCTGAATTGTCGCCCACATTCTCGCCGTCGATGTCGTCTCCTACCTTTGTCCATGTTCCACTCACGTTCTGGTAGATGCGCACGTGACCTGCATCGGTGCCTGTCGCCCCGATGGCGACGACGGAGCCGTCGCTGCTTAACGACACGGAAATGTCTGAAAAGTCGTCCACATTCTCGCCGTCGATGTCGTCTCCTACCTTTGTCCATGTTCCACTCACGTTCTGGTAGATGCGCACGTGACCTGCAATGTAACCGGCGTCACCTGTCGCCCCGATGGCGACGAAGGAGCCGTCGCTGCTTAGCGATACGGAATAGCCTGAATAGTCGTCCATATTCTCGCCGTCGATGTCGTCTCCTACCTGTGTCCATGTTCCACTCACGTTCTGGTACACACGCACGTGACCGGCGCTGTTATTATATGTCGCCCCGATGGCGACGACGGAGCCGTCGCTGCTTAACGACACGGATTCGCCTGAACTGTCGAACATATCCTCGCCGTCGATGTCGTCTCCTACCTTTGTCCATGTTCCACTCACGTTCTGGTAGATGCGCACGTGACCTGCATCGTAACCGGCGTCGTCATTACCTGGCGCCCCGATGGCGACGACGGATCCGTCGCTGCTTAACGACACGGAATAGCCTGAACTGTCGAGCCTAGCCTCGCCGTCGATGTCGTCTCCTACCTTTGTCCATGTTCCACTCACGTTCTCGTAGATGCGCACGTGACCTGCAGCGTGACCGGCGTCGGCATTACTTGTCGCCCCGATGGCGACGACGGAGCCGTCGCTGCTTAACGACACGGACCGGCCTGAATAGTCGTTCGCGGCCTCGCCGTCGATGTCGTTTCCTACCTTTGTCCATGTTCCACTCACGTTCTGGTAGATGCGCACGTGACCTGCATAGGTACCGGCGTCGTCATTACCTGGCGCCCCGATGGCGACGACGGAGCCGTCGCTGCTTAACGACACGGAATAGCCTGATTTGTCTTCCACATTCTCGCCGTCGATGTCGTCTCCTACCTGTTCAAATACTGGATATCCAGCCACTGCGGTGGTAGTATTAAATACCATACTCTATTTTATAATACAGTTATATTATTTATAATACAATACAAATTACCTATACAACAAGATGTCGTAGTCTCTAAAGGAGTAGTTGCTTAAGATTTGACCAGTTCACTATACAATTCATTAAACGCCTCCCGCCACCGCAAACTTTTGTACGTGTGTGTCAGTTCTTCGCCAACAGAAATATCTCTCTTGGCGTAGATTTCAAACCTATCTTCAGACATGAATCTCACCATGCGTGTGTTCGTATCCGCATCCAACCCTGAGTTGTAGAACGCGGCGCATCCGGACGGGAACGCCCATGTATGATTGGGTATATCTTCTGACCAAGTAAAAACATATGGGCTCTTTGATCCATCAAACATTTTGTGTTCATTATCGCTGAGACGCCGCATGATTCCCTTCTCGACCAACTCTCCGCATTTGATGTCTACTCGCGCGAACGCCCCGTCAAACTTTATCTCTTGAGTAGAAAATGTTGAAGTATCTACATAAACATTACTACAATCAACCTTTGTCATTCTATATATACAATAGGATTTCTATTTATGCTTTACTTTTTTTTCTTTAATAATACTTTCTTTTTTTTCGGTGCGCCGCCATCGGACGCGTTTGCTAGTCGTAGGGTCTCGCGATGCTTGACGTATTCTGCATCTAATGCATCCAACTCACCTGTCCACATCTGCTCGACGGTAGTTGCTTCTAACTCAGTCAGCTGTGCCTGCTTGTCCGCATACTGCTTCGCCAACTTCGCGACGTTCTCCTCCGTGACCGAATCCATCGCCAACTTGGTCAGATACTTGAAGTCATTGTCGTCGTCAATGACGTCGTAGCCGCGTCCGGTAAGCATCTCGTTAATCTGTTGTTTTGTCTTGCGACGCAGATCCACCTCGTCGTCCAATGTGTCCTGAATATACCTATGTTTGTTTTTCAACACAAGCAGTTCATCGGTGAGCACTGCAATCATATGCGCCTTGCGCTTCTGATACATGATGAGTCGTTCATCAAAGTAGTCTGCGATGATTTCATTGGGAGACGCATACTTTTTGAGTTTGTCGTCAGCCCCAAACAAATGCATATTACTTGTGGAACCAGTGGTGTATAATTTGAGAACCTTTTCTAGTTCGGTGCAACATGTGACAGGATCAAGAACCTTGCTTTGTAACTCCGCGAGTTTTCCAGCGGGGATAGTGATGGTAATGTCTACTGTGGTGTCCTTACTCATATCGTCAAAGTCCTTTACAATCGGAACGACCTTCTTGCCTGCTTTGTCGGTAGTCTCGGTGAGTTTCTCTAGGTACTCTTTGAAATCATCTGTCCATGTTCCTACTGGCAGTTCCGTCACCCGCACCTTGTCGGTTCCAATCACTTCATGTCGCCCGCGAACAAGGAACTTGTGTTCATCTACTTCGCTTATGGTGCCTCCAAACCCTTCATAATAGGGAATAAACTTTCGCTCCGGAAACGTGCCAGTGGCAAGCCTGTCGCGTATATGTGCGATAATATCGGTTGGGTTGTAGCACATGACGTCTGTGCTGAAGCCTGTACCGATGCCCTTGGTTCCATTGACAAGAACCATAGGTATGATGGGTGCATAATACAGTGGTTCTACTAGCATTCCATCGTCGTCAAGGTATTGCAATACATGATCGTCTGCAGTAGGATATAGACGACGCGTGATTGGTGATAGATGAGTGTAAATATACCTCTCCGATGCGCTATCTTTTCCGCCGCGCAACCGCGTGCCGAACTGTCCGTTGGGTGCGAAGAGGTTGATATTGTTCGAGCCTGTATAGTTTTGCGCCATGCCTACGATGGCTCCGTTGAGTGATGCTTCACCGTGGTGGTATCCTGAGTGTTCAGATACGTAGCCTGTGAACTGTGCGACTTTGATTTCGTTGGTAAGATTTTTCTTGAACGCTGAATATAGGATTTTACGTTGACTAATCTTGAGACCGTCCATCACGTTGGGGATGCTGCGTTCGCAATCATACTTGGAGAAGTGAATCAACTCTTTGTGAATGAACTCCTCGTAGGGGATTGTGGGTAGAGCAGTATCCACAAAACTCTTGCGTTGGTACCCACCTAACCAATCCTTGCGGTCGTCGCTGCGTTTTTTGTTGAAGACCATGTCCATTGTGTCGTCACTGACCTCACCTGTGTGTGAGAACCAGACTACCTTTTTGTTTGCGAAGTATTCTCTGAACTCCTTGCCTGTGCTGGTTCCCAAACCCTTGTAATATTTGATATCCCATCCATTGGTGTCTGCATTGTCTTTCCATGCTGCATATTCACCTTCGTTGTAGAATAAGAGTGTCTGTGCGCCCTTGCGTGCCTTGAGAATAGGAGTGTTCATGAAGCCAATGAACTCTGGTATTTGCGAGAGTGAGTTCCATTCTGTTTGGAATAGATTGAGACAAAGGCCCTTGATGTGACTTCCGTCCAGATCCTGATCAGTCATGAACAGCACCTTGCCGTAGCGTAATGATGCGCGCACGGCGTCTGCATCTTTGTATGTCTTGCCTACCTCGAGGCCGAGGAACTTCTTGATGTCGATGATTTCAGCGTTGTCTGAAATCTTCTTACGGTTTTCACCGCGCACGTTCATGATCTTTCCTTTCATAGGATAGACTCCAATGTTGTTGCGGTCATCAGACGATAGCCCCGATACGATGCCAGCCTTTGCTGAATCTCCCTCACACAATATGATGGTGCATTCGCTGGAGCGAGCCGTGCCAGCCCAGTTTGCATCGATGAGTTTCGGAATACCTCGAATATTTTTGGTCTTTGCTCCATCAGTCTTCTTGGCTGCACGCGTATCTTTGATTTCTGATATAGCGCATGCCACGTCCATAACCCCCATTTTAGCAATCTTCTCTATGATTTTGTCATCAACCGTGCATGTTGAACCAAACTTGGAAGACGGCGTGTTCATGTAGTCCTTTGTTTGGCTGTCAAACGCTGGATTTACAATATCACAACGTACAAATACCATAAGTTGTTCCTTGATGGCTGCGGTATTGACCACGACCTTTTTCTTTTTCTCTATGTATGCGATGAGTTTTCTAGTAATTTGTCCAACAATATAATCAACATGTTTGCCTCCCTTGTTGGTATGAATGCCGTTTACAAACGATATTTGTGTGAACTCGTGGCTGGGTGCAAGTGCCACTGCATATTCCCATCGGTCATGTGGTGCATCACATACCTTTTTAGCATTGGATTCAAGATATAAATCTACATATTGACTAAATGTGCGCACAGGAACAGGTAATGAATCGCATTTTACCCGTATTCCTCTTCCAGTGAGTGCTGCGACGTCATATACTCTGCGTCGGAACAATGAAATCATATGTGGAGTGAGACCAGGAATACCAAGGCGTGCGTAGTCGGGTTTGAACGTGATGCGAGTATATGGCTTGTTTTTGCATTTGGTGATTTTAGGCTGGTCAATGATTTCAAGATTGTTATGAAACCCTTGACTGTATTTAAGTCCACGTTTGTGGTCAACTGTTTCTACCGAACCATCTGTAGACCATATGAGAACGAGTTTGAAACCAAACCCGTTTTTGCCACCAACGATCTTTTCTTCTGTCTTGTTGTAGTTCGTGGACGTGCGGAGACGACCGAATATAAGTTCAGGAATCCAAACATCGTATTCAGGATGTTTTGCGACGTCAATACCGTTTCCGTCATTGTACATGGTAATGGTGCCATCGTCTGCAATGCTAATATCAATGTTTGTGACAGGTAGCGCACCGTCCTCCTTGTTTGCACATGCCTGTGCCATGCGGATTACGTGGTCACGACAGTTGACAATACCTTCATCAAAGAGTTTGTATAGGGCAGGGATATACTCTACAGCAGTGGATTTGATTTTGCCCGTTTCAGAGTCGAGTAGCCATACGTCCGAATCTACATTTTCGACAGAACCCACATAGGTGTCAGGGTTGTCCAAAATGTGTTGTTTGTCAGTCTTCTGTTGATACTTAGAAGCCAACTGGGTGTCGGTGTCAGATTGTTTAGATGTCTTGGTTGTTTTTGCGCTCATTGTGGAATACTAGATAGAACAAGTAATAATATATGTTCTGATGTATCTATCTATATATTGGATTCAATTTGAGTCAAGTTGATTCAAAGTTTAGGCATAAGGGTTTAGAATATAACATTTACGTAGAGTAGTATCTTATATAGTTTGTTTCAACATGTTTTCATCTAGATACCGTCAAATCATAAAAGACCGAACCCAATGTAACGTATATCGTGAGGCGGGTGCTAGTTATTGTAGTCCTATAGGTGACGTTACTAAAGAAACCTTTCCAGGAAACAAACAGACCAAAGTCGCTCGTCTGGTTGATCTTGTTCGTCATACGCGTGGTGGAAAGATAGTGTACGGATATGACCCACAGATAGATCCATACAGTATTCCGCCTGCACCCATTATAGACGGTCTCCGTAATGGAGCCGTGCCGATCAGTATGCGCAAAAACAGGTTTTGAACCAATATACAATATTTAGCGTTAGGCGCGTTTACTCGAGTGTCACAAATATTTATTTCTTTCATCATAGTATAATACCATGGTCAAGAAACACATGAGATCCGCTGATAAGCTCTACCATATTCACGGTCGTACCTACGAACACCTAGAAGGCTCTCGTGCTCAGGTCTGGCATCAGACCGCTTACAAGACCTCTGGAGGTCTTTTGAAGCACCACCTTATCATGAACAAGCACGGTAGAATTGTCTCCAAGAAGAAGCACGGAACCGCCAAGAAGGAGAAGCGTCTTGAGAAGGCTGGATACAAGACCCGCAAGGGTAAGTTCGGCTTTGTCAAGTCTGAGACTAAGAAGGTCAAGAAGGGCAGTCGCAAGAGCAAGAAGGGCAGCCGTAAGAGCAAGAAGGGCAGCCGCAAGTAAGCGACATACCTACATGGATAATATTGGTCACATATTTAGGTATCTTATCTAACTAACACATTTCTATTTAGTGTATTTTTTGGTTAGATTGTCTTCATATGATATGCAAATGTGCTATATCATATGAAATATTTAGATGCGAATACAATACAGTAATTCGAATGCTATTACTTACATCCAATCATAAAAGAGGATAATACAGGTGCTGGGAATACTCGTTGCATATACGCATTCATCGCCTCTTTTCTCTCTGCATTGGAGATATCACTCTTTAACTTGCGGAAAAGCCATGCGTTAATACTATTAGGGCTCAATGTCTCTGCGATAAGATTATTTACTATCATCAAGTCATGTTTGGTTTCTAGCAACACGTTGTACAACGTCTCTCCAGAATAGGGAATCTTGTAAATATTGTCAGGATGTATATTTTTATCTACAAAATCGCGAGCCTGAACCATCTGATTCTTAAACATAATTTTATGATTTGCTGACATAGTCGTATCGCGACAAGGAACGTTCCTAGAAAACGCATCCTTCTTGATCATAACCACATAGTTTTCAATGCTGGTTGTTTTGGTTATCCCTTCAATCTTGTTTG